GGTACGGAGATGGTAAATCATATAATAGAATAACAGAAATTAATTTATATGCTAAAACAGATAAAAGACTAAAACCAGAAAAAACCATATCTAATGTTTGGAATATTCCCAATTTGGTTGGTAAAAAATTAGAATCTGTAGGACACCCTACACAAAAACCTTTAAAATTAATGGATAGAATTGTGCGTATGACAACTCAGCCAAATAATATTATTTTAGACCCATTTATGGGCAGTGGCACTACTGGTGTAGCTTGTAAAAACACAAACAGAAACTTTATAGGAATAGAGCTTGATGAAAATTATTATAATATAGCAACAAAAAGAATTGAAACTATGCTATAATAATATCTCGTACATTTATGTATGTATTTTACTACTCAACCATCTAATTTATTTTAGGTGGTTGTTTTATTTGTAACACTAAAATTTGGTATAGTAAATAATTAACATAAAATGTATAATTCAGCTTTTTAGGAATTGCAATGTCTTTGGTTGAGTTTGGTTATATTTTGATCGTTTGTAATACTATAATTATTAATGTTGTATGGTCATGTGTGTTTTTTAATGTTATTCGAAGTCAGCAAACAATAACAAAACTAGAAATTTTATGTTATGCTTTATTAATTCACATAGTTTTTTTATTAAATATTTTAACTTTTTTGTGTAGACCATAGTATAATAACGCATTATAAATTTTCTTTGTAATGCCTGGGTATATAAGTAGAAATTATATACCTTATGATTACACATATCTGTAATTATTACTTGAAAAACAAAATCGATATTAGCGAATTAATACGCATGCACCAGAGATCACATCATACTTAAGCGTGGTAACAATAAGAAGCAGTGCTAAAGTTACCTTATTTGTTTTTATGCTATTGTAGCTCAGTAGGTAGAGCAGCTGATTTGTAATCAGAAGGTCGAGTGTTCGATTCATTCCAATAGCACCATAAATTGAAGAGTAATTCAGTTGGTAAAATGGCGGACTGTTAATCCGTATGTCGATGGTTCAAATCCATCCTCTTCAGCCAATTGCTTGATAGTGTAAAGGTAACACAGGTGATTTTGATTTATTTAATATAGGTATATATGAATAATTCTCTTACAAATGCTTTGTTAGCAGCTAATTTTTTATTAGAATATCCTAATAATGAAAAACGCAAATTAAATAGAATTTGCATGATTAACAATAATAACAAAATAATCAAAAAATTTAAATCAGCAGAACTTGCAGCAGAAAAATTAAATGTTTCTTCTATTGATATTAGAATGGCCATAACAAATGGCCATACATTAAATGGGTTTATTTGGCGTTGGAATTAATTTTTTTCTATAGTCTTGCCAATTAAAATTTAAAATAAAAGAACTTAATTGCATACGAGAAAATACACGACTACCTATTCGCTCTTCAAAATCATCCAAATTGTTAGTAATAATAATAGTGGGATTACATTTTTCAAATCTTTTATTAATAATATAAAATAATTTTTCTTTATTAAACTCATTAAAATTTACACCACATTCATCAATTACTAATAAATCAATATCAATAAAACCTTGCAATACCATATGCTCAGTTCTACCATCATTATTAAATGTTTCTTTAATAGCATAAGCAATATCAGCCATACTTGTAAATATAGCAGTATTACCATCTTCTATTACTTTTTTAATAATCGATATCGCTAAACTTGTTTTACCAGTTCCTGTATTACCAAAAAATACGCCTTGAACGTTATTTTGTTTTGCAACTTTAAAATTAGTAGCAAATCTTTTACATAAATTAAAAACTTTTGATTGTTCTTCACCATCATCAAGATTGTAATTATCAAAACTTACATTATTAAAACCTACGGGTATTGCTGAACGTTTAAGTAACGATTGTATAGCTAATTGCTGGCGTTCTTTGACGCCCTGTATGCATCTTTCTTTATGCTTTAATGATAACCTAGCTTTGGTGCATTCTAAACAACCTGACCACGTTTCTGAGCCTTTAAATTCCCATAAGCTACTTTCATATTCGCCATGGGTATCACAAATTACTTTTTTTATATCTTTAATATTAAACATTTTAATCTCCTAAAATTTATTTGTATCTTGGTTAGGTGCAAACCCAATAACTTTAATTACTTTGTCGTTAGTATAATCTTCTTGTTTAAAAACTCCTTCAATTTTTTTAGGTTTATTAAAATCTAATATTAATTTTCTACCGCTATTATTCCAATCTAACGCAGCCGACATATTTTGTCCTACAAATTTAGTATTTAACCACGATAATAAATCAATATTTTTAGTATTTGGATTAGCAAGTTTATAATCAATTAATGTTTTTATGTTATCAATAGTGTCACCAGATTTTATCATTTCATTAATGTATTTTTTTAATGTTGACAAATCACTACCAGATTTATATTTATTTTTACCAGTTTTATCGTTAAAATAATCTATAATAATATTTATATTATCTTCTATTATATTAACTTTACTTAACTTAACTTTACTTATATTATGCTGCCCATTTGGCGTCATCTGGACGTCCACGGGTTGTCCAGTATTAGTTGCCTTTACCTTTAAATCGCTTCTCTTTCTTGGTTCCACAAGTTTTATATCACTAACAACTTTTAATAATAAATCTTTATAAATGCTATCAATTTTACGGTCAGCCCTAATTAAATTATGCTCGTGCCAATGCGTAATAAACAATACTAAATCTTCATTTAATACTTTTACAAAACCTTTATTTATCAATAATTGTAAATCATCTTCTGATGCTGATAACATTCGAATAATAGAAAACCCCTCCACCACCCCATCATCATCAGTATTTAACGCTAAATGAAAATAAAGAGCTTGAGCACTTAATGGCATTTTTAAAAACGGAGCTGAGGTTGTTATTTTAGTTGAGAACATACGTCTTGATGACATCGTTAAACTCCAATAAAAAACCCACGTATACTCAGGTGCAAGACTAAATATACATGGGTTCTAAAGTTAAGATAACTTTGTTTTAATGCCTTGCACAACACAATAACAAAATCACCTAATACGTAATTATACTATATTTTTACGTTCCAATATTTTTTTATTATGTTCAATATATAATTCGTTTTGTTTTTTTAATATTAAACGTTTTTCTTGTAACCATTCGCCATTTAAACCTTTACAAGCATTTTCTATATCTTTATCTGTTAACAGCGGTATTAATTTATTATCCATAATTAAATCCTTTAAATATTGTTTTTAAATTCTTTTTCCTGTAAATTATCTATTGAAATTTTAATTAATTCTTTAAGGGCATTATTTAAAGATAAATTTTCCACATTGGCAAAATTAACTAATTCATTTACAATAAATAAATCTTCTTCATAAAAATAAACATGTAAATGTTTTACAGTTTTTTTCTTTGGGCGATTATAATAGGCCAAAATTTTTTCACTCATTATTTGTACCTTTATATTTTTTTAAAAATGTTGACATTTTATTTAAAACATTATCTATACTTTTAATTTCTGCATTGAATTTATTTTCAAGATTAGTTAATCTATCGTTTATATTTTCTAAATCAACATCAACTGGTTTTTTAAGATTTTTAAACAATTTATAGTTATCGTTAATATATGCTATAAATTCTTTTAAAAATAATTTATTAAAAAATTGATTATTTTCATCAGAAAAATAAATCCATGTATCATTATCAATTACTGCTATGTTTGTAACAATTATTTTATGCCATTCATAAAAAGCTGGTCCTCCAATTGAAGCATTTACTTTGCAAACTTCATATTCTTGTCCTATTTCTATTTTCATATTATTATCCTTTAAATAAATTGGCACACAATTGCATGCCATAGTTGTTAAAATGGTACGTGATCGTTTGGTAATGGTAATGTTTCAACATCAGAATGCGAATTTATAACATTTTCTTTTTTAACATAATTATTATCTTTATTTTCTGGATATAAATTAAATTGATAATACCCATAATTATCTTTTGCTAAATCATTAGATTTTATAGCATTTAATAAATTTTCAACTTGTTCTTGTTTAAATTTAATAATAATTCCAGTAGTTTTATTATTTTCATTTACAAATTGTAATCCGTAACCCCAGGTCCACCATTTTTTAGTAGATTTTTTTTTAGCACTTATATTTAATTTAATGTTTTGCATAATTATTTACCCTTTTTAGATTGTGTTATTGTTTTTTTAATGGGTTTTAAAATTTCAGGTTGATCATGTATAACTTCCATAGATTTATTATTCTGAGATTTTAAAGGCGTTAATTTTACAGTATTGTCAAGATTTTTTGGTTTAACAAATATATTAAATAAACCTTCAAGTGTTAATTTCATTATTTATCCTTTTTTAAATTATTGTTTGTTATATTTAGCATATGTAGCATAAAATTCATCAGATCTTAATTTTTCTTTTTTATTAGTTTCATGAAGTATTTCACCAATAATCTCATTAATAGGTGTTAAATGTGTATCAGATAATTTTGGTATCTTTCTTAAAGCTAAATCTAATTCCTGTATTTTAAACATAACATAAGAAGCAAAAACTAAATTATCCATTCCTAATAATTTTTTGTTTATTTCATCATAAGTTAACATTTGTTTAATTTGCATTTTATTTCCTTTATATAAATTATTATTTGTTAAGTTCAGCGGTCAAGCATTAATTGCTTGTATATAATTTTTTTAATTCTCTTTGCATTTGATCATATTCTTTACGAATACGATCCCATTTTTCAAATTGTGCTTGAGTAATTACATACGTATCTCCTTTAAAATTTAAATTTTTATTATTATAATGATAATAAACTGGATATTCTTCATCTTTATCAATAAATATATTAATATTTGCCATTATTACTCTTTTATTAAATTATCTTCAGCGGTCAAGCATAACATAGTCAGCGGTCAAGCATAACATGTTATTACTTTTTATCCCATCGTGCATTGGCAGCTTTACTGGCAATAGATTCTCGTTTAGAAGCTGGTAACTTTTCAGCACGAGCTTTACCCCCAACCTTACCACCTTTAGAGCCAAGTTTCTCAGCTGCTTTGTGTGTGTTACCAGATTTTATTCCATGCCGAGCCTTTCCTAAAGTTTCAGCATCTTTGTTTTTATGTGTCATTTTTATGTTTCCTTTATAAAAAAATGATCAGGTTAAATTAATTGTTTAATTATTATTTTATTAAATTACAATTTAAAATTTTATTATAAGTATTTTATTATAAATAAAATACGCAACTATTGCAAAAAGTTATCCACAAGCTTAAAAGTTATCCACATATTATCCACAGGTTACTAACAGCTTATCCACAGAGTTATCAACATGTTAATAACTTTGTTAGTAAAATGTGAGTAACTATACCTTAAAATGTCACATATTGCCATACTCGCACATAATCAAGCCCTATTGAGTTGATACCCCTGTGCAGTATGATTGCATTAATCACCTTATAAAACGCTGTTATAGCTTGGTTTTGTAGACATTTTTGTAGTCAACAAAATGCCAAATATTGCCATTTTTTAATGTCAAAAATGGGTTACTAAGTTTGTGTGATACATGATATTTTTTATTGCACGCGAAAGCTAAAAATAGTTGTAATGCTTTATATTCTAACTTATCGCTAGAATAAAAGCCTGACGATTTTATCAATAAATAGTTGGCGTTTATCAATAACTTACAGCCAAAACGCGTTGGCTCTGTTTGAATGTAGATCTGTGTTGGATTGCTATTAATGTATCGTCTAAGCTCTGTTTTCGTCCATTTTCTGATCGGTTTTTGTCTGAATAAATTTATCATATTAAACATTTTCTATAAAATTCATTAATACGCTACTTACATCAATAAAATCTAAAGTTGTATTATAGCTTCAGTGTTGAGTACTAAAAAATCAGCTTCTCGCATATTGTATAATCGTTGTGCAATATTATAAGCTTTTAACGCTTTAGTATCGCTAACTACAATATCATACTTATTTTAAATAATTAACTCATAAAACACGCTTCAAAAAAGCGTGTTCAATTAATTAACTGCTAAAATATTAATATAAGCCGTTTTCTGCGTCTCTTATTTTATGATAACTTTTTTCTTAAAATCTGGATAAGTATATATCATTATTGCACTCCTTTAATTTCTGCTATTTGAACAACAGGCTTATAGTCAAATTTTGAAGTTACAAGTAAATAAGCCTTTTTATTTTTTGATATTATTAAGTCATTATTTGTAACAATCATTTTAGTTGAGATTATTATTTTGTCATAAATAATCTGCAACGTCGTGTTTTTGTTTAATTGTTTAGTTATATTCATATTATACCCCTTTCAATTCTGCAGCAATTAATTCCAAAATTTGAGTTATCAAATTTGGCAATTGTTCTGTTAATTTATCTTTAAGATATAAATAAGCTAATACTGTGCTATTTAAGTCTTTGCAACTATAATCACAATTTGTTGCAAGTGCAAATGAATCAACAAAACCAGCATCATGCTCACACAAGAATCTATCTGCGTCTTCATAATATATAAATTTATTCTCGCAATACTGAGATATAGCTGTATATAAGCAATCGTCTAATGTATCATTATCTAAACTATTAAGCGAAATGCGCTCTAAAATATCAACCCATTCTGATATCTCAAACTCATAGTCTTTAAAAGCAATTTTTAGGTTTTGTGTAAGTTGTGTAATTGTTTTCATTTTTTTATTCCTTAAAATTTTTGTTATTTTTTTGTTATTTGTTTAATTATTTTTATTGTTAATTGTGCGTTATTGTAATTTTGATACAGTTAAAATCTTCACATGTAAAAGTTATATGTGCTTGTTTACCTGATTTTTTGTAACTGTCAATTAATTTAGCAGCTTTAACATAACCCGCATCATAAGCTTCTGCGTATGTGTAACGTTTAAATGCTTTCACTTTGATAGTCTTGTTATATCTTAATTGTTCCATTTATTTCTTCCTTAAAAAATTTATTTATAAGCTAAAATTCTTAACTCAATGACAGTAGTATATATTAATAGAGCTATTGATGTCAATATATTTTTAATATAAACATACTAACAATACCTAATTACTATATTATAGTAATATATAACAATAACTTACAATATATAATATTTTTAATAATATTTATTAATATTACTATATTTACTACAATATTATACTTATACGCATATGTTAATAACATGTTAATAACTATTATTATATTATTATTGACAATATATTAATAATATAGTATAATATAGTACTAACTACGTTATAGCTTAAACTATAATATAGTTTAAACTATATTATAGTAGTAGCTATATTATAGTAGTAGTTATATACTACTATGTTATAGTAATAAGTATTATAGTAATATATTACTACTACTATTATCACTTGTAATATGTATATAATATAATATCAAATATAACATAGTATAGCAATCTCAAAAATATATATATTTCAATATAAAACTAATAACATAATAATTAATAATAATTAAAATAAAACTTATTAAAATAATAAAAATAATAAAAATAATAAAATAAATAAGTAAAGGTGTTCAAATTTTATCATTGTATTTATATGTTACACTGTAACACTATATGTTACACTGTAACATTAAAACCCTATTATTATTACGTTCAATTCCCTATTACTAGTATAATAGGGAATTGCAACATAAAAGCTCTATATTGATTTTTGCACCCCATTAATGTAGGTATGCCTATTAAACGCATTGGAATGACTTCACGGCTCCATTGTGTCTACGTATAACCCCTTAGCGTCCCAATTTGGCAATGACTTGAAATAGCGGAATCTACACCCACTCAGTATCCCAAAAATTTTTCAGATTTCCTGCGTGTGTAAATGTGTTATGATAATGGGTGTTAGAACAATGTTTTAGGAGTAGATAACATGGCAATTAAGATAATTGATAATATAAATAATAACACAATTAATGTTAATTTACCTATAATTGGTAGGATGGCTAAAGACGTTATAAGTGGCTTTAGTGGTATTATAACTCATGTACAATTTACCATTAGTGGTAGAATAGAGATTGTTATAGCTTCTGATATTCAAGCTACTGTTATTAGTTATAGTGATGGTAATTGGTTTGATATAAATAGATTAGTATTAATTGGTGAAGATAGCGTTTTGGATAATTGTCATACTTTAAAAAACAAATTTGAATTTAATATTTCTAAGGAGAATGAATAACATGGAAAAAGTATACGTTGATTTGCATAATTGTTTGTTAATGCCTAATGGCAATCCTAATAAAGACATGGTAAATTTGGTAAACACTTTATATAAGACATATAATATTATTATATGGACTGCTGACAATATAAATTATAAGGAATTAGAAAATAAATTACCTGATGATTTAAAATATAATGATGTTGCTGTTTGTACATTACCTGGTGGTGATGACATTCAAAGAAAGTTATATATTATTAAAGAAAAAGATGAAAATAATATAGCTTTTATAATTGACAATAACAAACATGTTTGCAAGGCATTGGCTAAAAAAGGTATTAATACTTTAAGGTATAGGATTGGATAATGTTTTTTGGAATAAAATATCCTAAAGGGGTTAAAAAAGCTCCTTATAATACTAAGGCTAAACAAGAAGCTAAAGCTAAAATTGAGGCTAATAAATTAAAAAGACAAATTACTCGTGAGCGATTAATGGAAGAAGTAAGATATGATCCATTAACTGGTGATTTTTTTTGGTTAAGATCTAAACAAGGTAGACGGGGTATATTAGCTCAAAGTATAAATAGTGGGACAAGACATAATTGTTATCTTATTGACATTAACCATGTTCGATATGAGGCTCATAAAATGGCATGGTTATATATGACTGGGGAATCTCCAGGAATGGTTCTTCATAAAGATGGAAATAAATTTAATAATAAATTTGATAATTTATATCCTTGTAATCGTGTAGAATATAATAAGAAATTTAATAAAATTAAATGGGAACGTTATGGCAACTGATGTAGTAAAAGTAAAAAGTACATATTTGTTAAACAAAGAACGTAGAAAACATGAACCTATTTTTGTTACCGAATATGATCCTAAATATTGTCGCTTATTATTAGATTACGCTTATAATAAATATAATGTAGATGGCTTTTTTTCTAGGTATCATATATTGCCTAGGACATCTGATAAATGGGCTCAAGAACATCAAGAATGGGCTGATGCTTTATCTATGGCTAATTTTAAAGTTAAAGAAGGTTTAAATGATGCTATAAATACTTTAGCTCGTTATGCTAGTGGTGATCAAAGATTAATTCAAAAAGTTATTGATTTTAACACTATGAAACAACTTATATTTAAAGTTTATGATACTACATTCCGTGAAGATGATAAAACTGGGGAATTAAAACGTAAAGGTATAGAAAGATCTAAAAAGAATAGAGCTGTTGCTGCGGAACATACAATTGATCAAACAGCTATGGAAATTGCTAAAAGTATGCAAAATATGGGCAATAATGACAAAAAAGATGATTTAGAGGCTAAAAATAATGAAGAATAATTATAGAATTACGGATTTTAATAATAATTTTGTAATGTTTATGGATGAAAATAAATTAACTGATTTAGATGTTAGTAAATATAAAGCTGATAAACTATTGGATGCGGAAATATTTGCTTATTACGATAAATTTTGTAAATTACCTTTTTTAACCCGTTTAAATATACTATTTAGGAGAAAATAATTATGGGAAGTACGTTAAATTCATTAATTACTGCTATTACTGGCGGTGTTGTTACTATTAATGGTACTGTTGCTCAATTAACTAGGTTAACTTATCAACAAGAGTATATAAATAACATAAATACGGCTCAATTTGTACCTATTTTGTATTTTAATACTCAAACTGGAAGTGTAAATATTAGTAATACTAATGTTTTATCAATTTTATATACTGATATTACTACTGCTGGTGATTGGGTTTGTTTAAATCAAACTAATTAATTATGAATAATCAATATCAAGAGTTATTAAATAAACAAGCTAATGGTACTATAAACCCTAGTGAGGCTATATTATTACATAAAACTTGGGTAATAATGGCTCGTGATGATTTTCAGTTGTTTTGTACATTAATTCATGCTAAACGTGGTTACAAATGGATGTGGTTTCACAAATACATGCAATCTCGATTACAAGCAAAAGTTGATCCTAAAACTGAATATGATCGTACTCATGAACGTTTATTAATGCGTATTGGAGATCAACATACTAAAACCACAAATATTATGTTATTTATTTGCTGGTGTTTAGGTAAATACCCTAATAAACAATGTATGTATCTTACTTATGATAAAGAACGAGCCAAAGAAATTACCCCTGAAATTATTTCTATTCTGATTGACCCCGTTTATAAAGAAATATTTCCTGATTTTATGTTACCCGATGAAATGTTTGATGTTGAACGTGAAGCTGAAAAATCTACTCAACGTATGACTAATTTAACTATTACCAATGCTGGCAGTCCTAAATCTGGTAAACAAGGTAAATTGGTACTTGGTGGTATTGCCGATGTATTGGGTTTATCTGGTGATATTATTGTATGTGATGATTTATTATCTGGCGTATCAGAAGCTCTTAGTGAAAAAATAAGAGATACTAAATGGCGGACTTTTGCATCAGGGGTACTTTCTCGTCAACAAAAAAATTCAATTGTTATTGTAACTGGTACTTGGTGGCATAGAGAAGATATTATTGGTAGAATTCAAGATATTTATATTGATAATGAAGATAGATTAGAAGCAGGCACTAAATTATGGGAATTGGTGGAATTTAATAGCCAAAAAGATGAACGTGATTATCATTATGACCCTAGAAAAATTGGTGATTATTTATGGCCTGAAGAACGTATGCACGTTTATTTAGATCAAAAACAAACTTCATCTCTTGATTGGCAAATTAAACATCAAAATATACCTCTTGATGTTGATGGTGTGTTATTTAAAGTAACTAGTTTTAGAGTTTATGATTATCTTCCTGTTGACGTCAACGATATGATGGTTATTATATCTATGGATAGTAATTATAAAACAAAAGATACTAGCGATTGTGCTGGTATTACTATATGGGCCGTTCATAATACAAATGCTTATTTATTAGAATTTAATAACACTTCTCGATTTACAACTACTCAAGCAATGGATGAATTAGCTCGTTTAACTAGAAAATATCCTAAATATCACGCTATTTTGGTAGAATTACATTCACAAGGCCAACCTATTTTAGATTTAGCTCCAATGTGGGGATTAACCCGTGTACAAGGTTTTGTACCACAAGGCCAAGGTAAAAAATGGGAACGTGCCCAAAGAGTATTGCCTATATTTGATTCAGGACAAATTTATATACCTAATGAAAAAAATTATGTTTCTATAAATATATTTACTAATCAATTTTTATCTTTTAATGGTGAAAATGGCCGTAAAGATGATTTGGTAGATTCTGCTACCCAAATGTTAATACATTTTGATTATTTATTTAGAGGTTCTTTTGCTCAAATTCCTAGAACTATTAAAACGCAAGATATTCTCGCTGGTAATATGAAACGATTAATGAATAATAGTAGAATTCTTAGACGTTATTAAATAGTTAATTGAAATTAAATTAATTATATGTTAAAATGCACAAAGATTTTTAAGGACATAAATAATGCCTAGAAAAAAAGCATTACTTAATTTACCATCAGAAAATGAAAATAGAATTGTTTTACAACCTGGTAAATACCCTAATATGGAAGCTGAATTAAAAGCTAGAGATATTAAATTACAATATCCAGTTAAAACCACTTCAACTCAAAATGCTATTGTTCAAGATTTAGTTAAAAGCCAAGGTTCATTTTTAGAATTAATTAAAAAATCTGATCCTACACAAATACCTTTTGTTACTACTTCTATTGGTAATATGCTTGTAAACCCTTCTACTGTAAGCATTTCTACGCTTATGAAAGTTGCTCAAAATGAAATTGTAGCTAAATGCATGAGTTTAAATTCTGCATCTGTTGTAAATACACTTGGAGAAATACGCCATAAAGATAAACGTTCTGAAAAAATGTTACAAAAAAATGTTTATGAAACTGAAGGTGGATTACGAGATATTGTAGAAAAAATAATGACTGATGATGTATTTGGTTTTTCTTTAAATTATTTACGAGATTATATAGATAATAATGGAGAATGTAGACTTCAACAAATAGATTTATTACCACCTTCTGGAATATTATTTAGTGCAACGCCTCAAGGTAATATTCAAAACATATACCAATATATTTATAGTTATCCATATGCTAATACACAAAATTTATTTTCTTTTCCATTTAATGCTGGCTACGGTGCACCTGGTGAAAATGTTTATGGTGATCGTGGTGGTTATGGAGTAGACCCATTAGCCAGTTATGATAATGTTGATTTTGTATTAAGATCTAATGTATTAAATACTTTTGGATTATTAGCATTAGATAAATCTAAAATTATACATTCAGTATGTGATTCAACAATTAAAATACAAAATCCATATGGTTATAATCCATTAACTCGTAGAGTATATGATTTATGTTTAATGTATGATCTTTATAAACAATTGCATTCAACATTTTTAAGTTATAGGGCATGCCCTCTTTTAGTGGGTTATGCTGATGCAAATAAAAATGTAGATGACCCAACTGGTCAAGGTGCTACTTTAAAAGCCATAGACGCTCTTTATAATAGCATGGCAGAAATGGGAACTAATGGAGCTTTAATATTATCAGGTCGTAAAGATGAAATATATAGCGTAGAAGCTGTACAAAGTCAAGGCGATACTAAAGCTTTTGAAAATGCTTTAACTTGGTATGCTAATCAAATTCAACAATGTATGGGTCAATATAATTTAGAAGAAGGTAGTTTTGCCTCCGCTACAGCTCAAACAAGTATATATGGTAGAATTGTTGATAATAAAAAATCTAAAGTTAGTGATGTAATTCGTAAAAACATTTTTAAATATTTATTACAAAAAAACATTGACCCTAAAATAACTGATTTTGGTTATTTTGAAAATGATGTAATTAATTTAGATGATAGATTAAAAGTAGCAAAAATTAATAATGAAGCTTCTGTTAATAAAGGATTTATGCCAGGATTAATTAAATCACATAATGATTATCAAGCTAAACAATTAGGATATCCAGTTTTAACCGATGAAGAATTTGAAGAAATTAAAAAATTAGCATTAATTGCAGATCATCCTATGGATAATACAAATAGAGTACATTCAGCCGAAGCTCAAGATCATTATAATAATGCTGCTAAACATGATGGAATTTAATTATTATGGATGAAATAAGTTTTAATAATTACATTCCCAAACAAATAGATTTAGAAAAAAAATATCAAGATGAATTAAATGTTGTTTTAAATGGATTGTTAGCTACATTATTTGCTTATATTGATTCTGATGGTAATATTACCCCAACAACATTATCAAATGTATTTATGCAGTTTATGGCTTCATATGGTCAAGTAATAAAAGATATTAATTATAAACATGCCAAAGAAGTTGATAATTTAGCTAATAACATTTATGGTAATGTTAAAAATAATACAGAATCTATAAATATAATTGCCAAAGATTTAAATGTAAAAACAGATGATTTATTTAATTCAGTAAAAGGTAGATTTTTAGATCAAATACCTGCTGCACCTATAGTTATTAAAAATAATATATTTACAGATGCAAATACTAAAGAAGATATTACTAAAAGATGTGTTAATTCATTAGAATTATTTAGTACTGATGTAACATCCCAATCTATGGTTGGTTTGTTATTATTAGCTGCCGTAAATGATGATTATGATTGGTATATTGGTGATAATGAACATGATGATCGCGTAAGACATCAACACAAAATAGATAATGACGGTATTACTAAAAGATCTATTAAAAACCCACCACCTTCTGGTTTGCCAGGGTCTGAACGAAATTGTAGATGTAGAATTATAAAGATAGGAAAAAATATGAATTCAGTGAAATTATCAGGTGTTACAGGTAATTATATCGCAGTAAAACAAAAACATGATGATCATATTGTGGTTTTATGTAGAGTTCTTACTGTTGGAACTTATACAGATATGAACGGTTTGTCAGTTTATGTTACTGAAAAAACGTTAAATGAATTGGCCACTAATTATAACAATAGGTTAGGGCAAGAATTTCATAAATATAAACAATCAATTTTAGAAAATCGCGATCATCTTGACCCTTCTTCTGTTGCTGCTATTGATGGAATGACTATAGAAGATTTTGATTTATTGCCAAATAAAGTAGATCATAATTATGGCAAAATTAGAGATTCAGTTGGAAATGTTATTGGCAAAGTATTTGTTAAAGAATCATTAGGTAAATTAGCGTTATTTGCACATATTAAAGTTAAACTTGAAGAAAATATTAAAAATGTTGTATCTGGTTTATGGCGTAATTTATCTTTAGGATTTAATACTGAAACTAATGAAATGACGGAAGTTTCTTGGGTAGATATGGGGGCTGATCCTGATGCACAAAAAATATTAAGTGCACCTGTAAATACATATACATCAAATGTAAATTTAACGCCAAATTTTAGCAATCCAATATTGGATGTGTTATTAACATTTGATGATACAATAGCATTATTACAAGCAAAAATACATGTTAAAGAACGATCAATACAATTATGTAAACAACGCAGAATTACATTTGCTGATAAAAATATTATTGAAACAAAATTGTCAAATATTAAAGATGTAAAACTTATTAATAATATTTTTGATATTTTAGATGATTATATACCATTACAAACAAAAAAAGAACAAATGATTTATTTATCACAAGATGAAGCTAAATCTTTTGGGGAAACTATGATGGCATGTAGCAATTCTAAAATATATTAAAATTTTCACTTATTTGCATTATATTTTTTATTATGCTAATATAGTGGAAATTTATTCCTTAACCTTTTTATAAAATGGAGAAAAAAATGGCTGATCTTGACATATCATCAATTATAGAAGCTGTATCAACTGGAAAAATTAATTTAACTGAAGACCAAACAAATCAAGTTAAATTATCTAAAGAAAAAAAACTTTCTGATCATAAAGCAGATTGTAAAAGACATTTGGCTGCTTTAGAAGAAGCTGCTGATAAAGAAGAAGATGAAGACAAAAAGAAAAAACTTAGCAAAAAAGCTAAAAAATTAAAAGCTAAAATGTCTGAATCTGAAGAAGATGGTGAAGAAATTGATTTATCAATGTATCCAATTGATGAAGCTTCTTTGTCAAGCCTTAGTGATGAAATTAGTGAACTTAAATCAGTTGTTAAAAATTTAACTAATTTAATGGCTGAAACACAATCAGGAATGGCTAAATTATCTGCTGCTCCAAAACAAACAAAAGATGAAACAATTGCTAAATTAAAATCTGCTCTTGCAGATGCTATACAATTGGCTGAAGGAGATAAATAATGAGTTTACAAGCTAATATTAATCAAACTGCTGCTCAAATTAATTTTTCTGCATTAATTGTTGGTGAACAACCAGCTATTACAAAACCATTACAATTACAACCAGGTGCATGGAAAGCTGGCTTTTTAAATATGGTTGGTTATAAAGCAAGTACAAATCAATATGTATTATTTAATGCTACAGATAACACCCAAAAATTTTATGGTTTAACTTATGATAATTGGGTAAATGTTAATGGTTTTATAGCATCACAAAATCCATATACGTTTACTGGTAATATTTCAACAGCATTAGGAAATGCTGGAGAAACTTATGTTCAATCATTTACTTGTACAACAGATTCTACTACTACTTTAACAGATTTAAGTATTAATGCTAATAATTTAGCAATTGGTACTGTATTATCTGGAACAGCTTTTACACCTGGAACTACTGTAGCAACTATTGTATCTTCTTCAAGTATTACGGTTTCTAATGCTGCATTAACTGCTGGTTTTAGTGTTGCAGTTACTGCTGTTACTAGTGGTATTGTTACAGGTAATCAACCTGGAAATAATGGAATAAATCCATATCCTGCTACAAGCGTTATTACTGGAATTACTTCAACTGTTAATATTGTTGTAAATTCATTATTAACTGGAACTGGAATTCCATCTGGATGTATAGTTCTTGAGCTTTTATCAAACAATTCTATTTTAGTTTCTGGTAATGTTACAGCTACTACTACAGGTGTTACTCTTACGTCTTATTATACTACTAATAGTAATATGCTTATTAATGTTGCAACAACTCAAAATCCATCAACACAATTTGTTTATAGTGCTATTGTTGGTGCTCAAGGTGGACAAACAGATATTAATGCATTAATAGCATCTGGTAATGCTGAATTATTAACATTGCCAAATGGTCAAACTGGAATCGAAGTAGTTACTTTTAACTTTATGGGAGTATTAGCATAATGAACAATTCAATTAACATAATTAAACAAAATGAAATTTTACAAAATCCAAGTTATGCTGAATGGAAAGCATCAGGTAAATTATATTCTAAACGTAATTTATGGTTAGATAAATTTGGTGATTTAGATAAAACATTGGGCGATAACGTTCAATTAATGCGTTCTATGAATATTCATAAACAAGAATCAGATTATACTGATCTTGCTATGGATACATTTGCACGCTTTTTTAAATTAACTGGTGCTACTGCTGTTGTTCCTACTAATAATGGCAATGCTAAATTAAGCATGCCTGATATTAATTTTAATAAAAATAAATTATTATCTAGTATGGAAAAATTAAATGTTGATACTAGTGTGTTGGGTAAAAATGCTCAATTAGCAACATATAATAATGATTTATTATCTTATAATAACATGATTATTGGTATGTACGATCAAATTACACCTACTAACGTTTCTTCTATTATGGAAGATTTCCCAGAAGCTATGTACCCAGCTATTGGTTTATATATTGCTTCATGGTCAGCAATTAGAGGTATGACTCATCAACATCAAAGTGGTAACGGGTTTTTTGAAACTAAAAAACGTGATGTTGATTATCAATTCTTCCAAACTCAAAAATTTGCAGAAAAAAACGTTTGGCATGAAGAAGAAGTTATAGGTTTACGTCAACCAGATTCTAATACATTTATGGAAAAAGGTTTACCTATATACATGGCTAAAAATATGGCTATGTTAGAACATCGTAGACAAACTCGTATTGTATTTGATACTTATAGAACAATTTATGATGGTGTTATTTACAACAATAATGCTCCTATAAGTTCTAATATATCTCCGCTTAATAGATTTACTGGTTCACAAATTGGTGGTGCTCCTTGGGCTACTTTTGATCCAGTTTCTGGTGCGGTAACAAGTGTAAACTCTTCTGTAAACGTTTTAGTATCATTGCGTAATTTAGTTCATGCATTGTTGAAAAAATATACTGGATATGTTCTTAAAATGAAAATGTGTTCATTAACACTTGCTGCAATTTTAGATAATCCATCTATTACTGCAATTAATCAAGTTGGTCCTGGTTTTATGGCTGGAAACGGTATTTTACCTGGTGATGAAAAACAATTAGAAACAATACTTAAACAATTTTTAGCAACTAATGTACAACTTGAAGTTGTTATTGATGATGCAATGTATACTGCTGACAATCAAGATCCACTTGGTCGTACACCAGGTGAAACTTATTTCTTAAATGATGTGGGTAAAATTGCTATTCTTCCTCAAGTTCAAGCTACTGGTGCTGCTATGGGTGGTTATAATTATACTCCTGTTGTTCAAAACGGTGGTATGTATAATCCACAACCAGGTGCAGCTTTCTTTATGATTGATACGTTTGCTTCTAATACTACTCAAGGTATGGAAAATCCTAGTCTTTCTCAAGCTGTAGTTTGGAGTGCATTGCCTTGTGTGTATCGTCCACAAGATTTATATACTTTAGATATTAGTCAATAAACTAATTATATAAATAAGTTAATTAAAATACCCCTCATATAAAAATGGGGGGGGTATTTATTCCCATCCAATATGAATTAATGTTATTGCTATAAAAAGCATACATAGCCATAAACAAAATCCCACTAAAAATTGAACACTAGAAAATCTTAAAAGTATTCCAATTAACCCGCAAAACAATGAAATAAATATAACGGATATTCCTTTAACTAATTTTTCTTTTGTTATTAATTGTGACCCTAAAATACAACCAATTATTAAAGTTATAATTGGAAATGCTATTAATCCTAAAGTTCCTATTAAAAGTCCATATAAATATAATTTATTTATTATTTTCATTTTATTCCTATTATTAAACTATTACTTGAATCAACCCTTAATTCTGGATCTTGGCCGACATTGCCAGTTATAATTATTTTTTTCATTTATATTTCCTTTCTAATTTGGTTGGCTTACACAGTATATTCCCTCTTCTTGTGCGCATGACCTGCCTGTACCGCTGTAAAACCAAGTTCTATCTGATTTTGTATTTGTTTCAAGTTCGCCTGTTCCACCACTAATAGATGGAAGAGAGCCATTATAAGTCCAATTGTTACAATTTTTGATAACACCCCAATTGTTTTGTATAGTCCCAGTCCATACATTTATAGGGGCTTTATTTGTTCTGAAAATTGAATTCTCTAAACTTTCTGCAAGGTATTCATCTGTAGCTAAAGCTACTTTGGTTTGTGCATCAAAGCGATAATATACTTTACCAGAAATTGTTGCTGGATTATTTAGTATCATACCTTTATAGGATTTTTTCTTATACCGATCAGACATCGGAGAAAAGCCTTTCCATCCTTTACTTTCTGCATATGATTGACACCAAGCATCTACTACTTGATTTACAGATTGACCGGGACTTTTACTTGCAAAATCACCTTTTCGAATATCTTGCTCTGTATAAAATATAATATTTCCTGCAACCACTTTAAATGTTAATTTTGTCGTGCTTACTAAATTTGTATTACTTTGTATAGCTAAAGAAATCTCGCCTAAATTGGCACTTTCAGCTATTGTCACATTTATATTACAATATCCGTCACTACTTATAATGCATTCGTCTGATTCATAAATAAGACCAGTATTACTGGTGACTAATTTGATTTTATTTTCTGTATAAATTATAGCTGGGTTATCCAAAGTAGCTTTGATTGTAAAAGACTCACCTGTTTCATACTCATTTGGTGATTCTTTAGAATACCAAGCGTGAGAAATCATATCAATCTTAATCTTTGGTTTATTAGGGTATGAGATTAATGTTGAGTCCGATTCTAATGTAGTAGGTTTATTTAATTGTAAATCCGATTCCGTTTGAATTACACTCTTTTTTTGATTGTTTCCAACGTTACACCCAATTAACAAACAAGAAAAAAACACTACTGTTATTAATTTTTTCATTTTAAACTTTCTAATAAAAATTATCTTACCATTATATTTATTACTTTTGGTTCAGGTAGTTGGCTGGTAGAATTAATTCCCTACCCCTTAAATAATTAAAAAGTAAGTATATAATTCTGATTACTTCCGTATGCAGTATAGCAGTCAGTATAATCATTGATTAATACTTTTTTATCCTCGCCATTAATCAAGGTCTGTAACGACCACCAATCCACGCGATGTAAAGTTAATTGAGTTTTTATTTATGCTGAGTTGCTCTTCGCAATGCTGAGACTTAAGAAAAGAAAAACCCTTATTCAATCCACTACAATGAATAAGGGCTTTTGGTGAAAAAGTCTTTGTTATCATCTGATAGTGGCAGAATTATTTAACTGACGATAGTATAACCGAATTAAATTCTAAAATGCAAATTTATTTTTAAAAATAAACAAAATTTATTTAATAACTTCAATTTTATGATATACTACGCCGTACATATAACTTTTTAGGAAATATAATGGAAAAAAATTTATTAACAAAAGAAGAAATGGTTAAAGTAAAAATGAATGCTTTAATTACTCCAATTATGAAATATAATGCTACAACTAAAAAACATGAATTTGTTGGTGATGTTGATATGCGTCATGAATTAGCTAAGATTTATGATGAAGAAGGTGACACTGAATCTGAAACTAAAAAACTTAGACAATCTCATTCAAGGCTATTTACTCTTAAACAAGCTGTAGAATATGTACAAAATAAAACAGGTAGAACATTTTACAATAAAGATGAAATTGTTGAAATGAGCAAAAAAGATTCTGAGTTTTATTTAAATAATTTTTGTGGTGGTATTTTAGAATTAAGAATTGATAATAAAAATGTTCAAACACAACATAAATATAATATTGATGGCGAAGCTAGAATGTATAAAAATACAGAACTTGCACGATATGAAAGAGAACATAAATCTCTTCCTTATGGTGAACTAATATCATAATTAATTAATGCAGCTTTACGGCTGCATTTTTTTATGGTATAATATCACAAATATAAAAGGATTATATCATGTCGAATTATTCTCCACAATTTACAAATTCCGAGCAAGTAAAAATTTATTTACAAGGCAAAGCATTTAATAATAATAAACAACAATTAAATAATTTAAATTCTTCACAAGTAGATAGTTTAAACGATCAAATTTTAAATAAATTTATTGTTGATGCAGAATCAGAAGTACAATTAGATTTATCGAGACAATTTGTTATTCCTTTAACTAATTCTAATAACCAACCATTTAATACATGTCCTCAACAAACACAATTAATAATTTCACGCATGGCAACTTGGATGAGTTGTATTATTATATTAAAAGTATATTTTGGCAAAAGTGAAGGCGTTAGAGGTGGATCATATGTTGATTATTGTATAGAAGAATATCAAAGATTAAAATTTGCAGTAACTGGAATTAATGAACATGGTCAATATATACAACCTCCATTACAAAATCTTTTATTAAATTCTCATGCATCTTATAGATCTGCTGCTGGTGCTCCTGCACCATTAAGTGTAGGTATAGGGGTTGGATCAAGAGATAATGCTGCACAAAGCAGGCGTAAACTTGTTGATTTAAATAAAAGTATATATTGGGGATATGGAACATTTAATAGAGGTTGGTAATGGATTATAATAGAATTATACAAAATACCATGGATCAATTATGCAATGAATTATTAAATGAAAAACAAAGTTATTTTAGTAAAAAAGGCAGACCTGATCAATCTTGGCGACCACTAAAAGAAACTACCATATCGAAAAAAAAATATTTAGAAAGTGTGGGACATAATTTACCTGGCACTGCTACAAGTTTTAATATTGGTACTGGCACATTAAAAAATAGTTTACAAGTAACTTGGGAAGTAATACCAGGTGGTGTAAGAATTAGAGCTTGGTCAACAGATGATCCAGCTCTTGTAAGTTATTTAACAAAATTTTTAGGCCGTGATTTTTTAGAATTTACGAATAAAAACGTACAAGATATAGCTGAAAGATTTATAACTTTATTTAAAAAGAATATACAATGAATCCAACATATGATTATGTTAAATTTTTACCTAGAAATAGAATTATTCCTTCTACAGTACAAGCTTTATTAAATAGTTCTTATGTTACTGGGTTGGTAGGTAACAATATTTATGGATATTATAGAGATGATAATAGAATTGATTTATTACCTTCTTTAAGTGTATATCATGGTCAGTTAAATTCACCTGACAGTTATGATAGAATTGTAGGAACTATTATAATTGATGTTTATGATTCATTAGACATAACCAGAGAAAATACTACTCAAAGTGTAGATACTTTGTTAGAAGTATTACGAACCACTATTCAAAACCCTAATTTTTTTGAAATGGTATCATTAAATCAATTTGATTATAACAATACTATTAGTATGTTTCAAAATGATTTTGATAAAAATGAATTTAATAAAGCATTAAGAAACTATAATCCATTGGTGCGTTATGGTATTGAATATAATTGTGAACAACCAACATTTTTAAATCCATTAGAAATTGGTGATTGTCAACGAGTTAGAAATACTTTTAAATATTGGATTAATACTCAAGCTTATGAAATTTTCTTGGAGTTATTAGGTGTTAATGCTAGAAATGATCCCAATGCAATAGTATATCCATTATGGGAACAATTTAATTTAAATATGGAACAAATTAGTTAAAATTTTCACTTATTTGCATTATATTTTTTATTATGATATACTCGCTTATAATAATTTTAAAGGTATAAAGTTATGGCAGCTAACAGCTTTAATTACAAATCTCAAATACCTGGTGGAACACAAATTGATAATTCTCAAAATATTCCATCACAGGTAACACCTGCTTTACAAAATGCAAGTTTTTTGTACGGCAATCGTAGGCCATTAATTAATGTAACATTTAATGGAACAACTGCTAATGGTTCACAAGTTATTACGGCAGTAAATACATTAATTGTTGCTAAATTATATGTAGGATTACCCATATCAGGAATTGGGGTTCCATCAGGAAGTGTTATTATTAGTTTATATAATGATACTATAACAATAAGTCAAGCAGCAACAGCATCTGCTACAGTAGCACTTACTTGTACTGAAATTAGTTTACCAATTCCCATGCCATTGTCTGGTTATCCATCTTATAGTTATTATCAAACTTATCAATTGCCAATAAATTTAATTACTTCACCTGATAGTTTATTATCATGGTTTGCAAGTTCTGGTTATGAAGTAAATTTTGGCAATTCTGGAACTCAAGTATTAAACAATATTGTTGCTTATACTCCCAGCCCTGCTGTTCCTGGTAATGTATCTTTATATTTTGCAGGTCAATCATTAAATATTTCTTCATTGGCAAATTCAGTAATTAGTGGATTGTGTTCAATATCAGGAACATCAATTGATGCTTCGTTAGTATCAATTACAACTGGATCTTATAATCCAAATGTAACAACTGAATTTACTTGTGATACTGATGGAACAACAGGTGTATTAACAAATTTAAGTATTAATTCTTCTTTATTAACAATTGGTTCAAATATAGTTGGTGCAGGTATTCCTGCTAATTCAGTAATTATTAGCATTAATTCTTCAACATCAATTACAATTGATAATGATACTACAATTGATGCAACCGATGTAGAAGTAACTTACACATCTGTAAATACTGTGGCTTGTGATACTGTTATAGTTATTAATTCAGCAAGTTATATTAATTTACAAATAAATCAAAATTTAACTATTAATTATATTCAAGAATCAGGTAATCCCGATATTAATCGTACTGAACCATTTATTATGAATTTATGGCAAGCTTCATTAGCAATGACTAATATGAATGGTATTAATACTAATGCCACAGTTGGTGCACCTAATTTATATTTTGCAATTTTACCTAATGCTGCTGATACTAATTATTATGGTCCTACTGATGATAATATGCCTATGGGTGTTTCTCCATCTTCTGTTGCTACTGCATTGGGATTAACAACAATAACAATACCAATAACATCTAATTATGCTAGTTTTGTTCCTTTTACTACTTTAGGTAATACAACTATTACACAAGCTACAAGTAATGCAACAGGAACTGTATTTCAATCAGTAATTAACGGTTCTAATTTGCAAATTCAATTAAATAATGTAATAGGAACTTTTAACACTACTAATAATATTACTTTACAATTAGACAATACAATTACTATTTATAATTTGCAACAAACATATTTTGCTAATTATAAACAATCATTACGTACATTTCCTTGTATTTATGAAATATTTAATGCAACGGATGTAACTAATATTTTACAACCATTAGCAACTTATGTGCAAAATCTTAATTTACCAGTTACAGCAAATAATGGTCAAGGTAATTGTTCGGTAATGTATGGCAATCAAACTTATACACCACAACAAGCATTAACTTTAATGCCTAAAGCATTTAATAATCAATATTACGATGGTTTATATATTAATTATGTACAACGTGCTGGTGTTGTTGTAAGATCATTTGCACAATCTATTTGTGCTTTAGCTGCTGTATTTGCAAGTAATAATTATCCATTTAATCCATTAAATTTAATTGAATTAGCAGGTTTTGATAATTCAACAAATCAATCAGATTGGATTGATACATCTATTGGTGGTGTAGCTGATCAATTAACACAAGAAGGTTTAAGCGTAGTTGCTACAAATGCAACAGGGCAATATTTAATGTTAGGACGTACTACACAAACAACTATTAATGGTGTTCCTAATACTGAGTTTTATCCAACTTATGTGATGGATACAGGGAATTATTTAAGATTGCAAGTGTATCAAATTTGTCAAAATAATGGTGTTGGCCAAGTAAGACAAAATGATATTACTTTAAAATCAATTAATCAAGCATTGGTAAATTTACAAAATCAAATGGGCGAAAATGGGGATAGAATATTAGCAAATGTTGTTACTACTAGAAATTTAATTACTGTAACTAATAGTACTCAAAACCCTTTAGGAATTAATATTTATTTTCCTTATCAGCAAAATCCAGGCTTAAATTCTGTTTATGCCACTTTGGTAAATTATAGTATTAATTATGTATTTTAGTTAGGATTAATTATGGCAGTTAGAGGCGGATATTTTGAACGGGTATTAATTTTATTTAATAATAATATTAATTTAGAACAAGATGTTGTTGGTAAAGCAACTACAAGCGGAGACCAACAAGTTAATGCTGTAGGTACAATGACATCCAATCATTTAAATAGTGGGTTTGTCCGAGGCAATGCTCAATATTCACTTAATTTAAGTATATTTCAAACAAGCAACGGAAAACCTATTGATTTTACTTCTATAGATTATGATAATACTTTAGTAACTGTAGCTTTATATTGCCCAGCAGGACAATTTGGTTCAAATGTATTTGCTGGAAGTAAAAAATATTTATTATGTACAGGTTTATATTTATCAACAAATGATGAATTGGAAGCAACAGGAGTTGGTCAACCTGTAACAAGTAATTATAATTTTAAATGCATAAATCAAGAATGGGTAAGTAATATTTAATTTTGGAAATAATAAATGAATGATATATTTTCTACAGAAAATGCAAAAGAAGCATTATCTAAACATTTAGGTTCATTAGATGATTACATTAAAAGTGATAATAAATTATCTAGTAACGAAGATGTGTTAAGATCTAAAGTTAGTTCTATTGATTATAATAAATTAATAAACATAAATGAAGGTGTGCGTAAAATTCATTATGTTTCATATGGTAAAGAACAAAAAATACCTATGAGATTATTAGGTATTAAAGAAAATAGAATTCTTTTACAACAAACTTACGTATGGAATAAAGAAAATCCTTGTTTTGTCGGTGGGGAAGATAATTCTGAATTTCAAAAACAATTACTTATTAAAAAACTTAGTTTAGCGACATCTCCTGCACCCGAATTATCTGATGATAAATATAGATATTTTACAGAAGATCAATTAGAAAATTGTCCTGAATTTGTTTTAACTGGTTTAGCTCAACAATATGATCAATTAATTAAACAATACAATCCTTATTTAAGTAAACAATTTGAAGATGAAATAAATTTTGTATTAATAGCATTATTTGATGGAGAACCCATCAACGAAAAAAAGTTGACGCTTATGGGTTCTTTAAGCTCACTTCAGCTATCTCTAATTATCGTCAAATTATGCAAGACGATTATGTCACTGAAGGACAATGCTCAATTTTTCAGCTTGCTCAACGAATCGAGTCAGAACGAAAAAGAAGAGAATTACAAAAACTCTGATAAATCTTAAATAAAGGTTTTGGTATGAGCGGTAATACTATTGATATTTTATTCAATGCAAGTGGTAATAACGACAATACCAAAACTGATCAATTAATAAAAGCTTTAAATAATTTTGAAAGCATTTTAACTAAATTTACTGAAACTTCTAAAAATTATGCTGGTGGAAACCCTAATCTTAATAACACAAAAACTTTTGTTAATGAGATTCAAACAGCAATAAAAAACTCAAATGATAAACAAAATTCATACAAAGCATCACCATTCCCTAATAACACAGCAATATCTGGTTTAAAAAATGATTATAGAGATCATTTATTTAAAAACGAAAGTGAACAACCAAAATTTCAAAAAGATGCTTTAAGCAGGGCTACCTCTGAAGGAATTAAAAGAGGTGTAAAAGATAGTGGATTAGAATCATTATTTAAAGTAAGTATTGCTGGATTTGTTGGAAAACAAATTGTATCTGGAGTTGGCAACTATTATGGTTATCAAACTCAAATAGGAAGCTCTGGGCTAGTTAATCCGCTTACCAGTGGGGGTAACTACGGCACATTATCTGCAAACGCTCTATTAGCTTCTAAACAACAAGAAAATTCATTAGGTACTACTATTGCTACAATTGGTGGTGGAGCATTAGGTGCATTTTTTGGACCACCAGGAATATTAGCAGGAAGTGCAATAGGATATGGCCTAGGATCAATAGTTTCTTCTGTATCAAATTCTACAGCTCAATTAAAAGCACAAGCTAGATCTGATGCAATTAATCAAAGAATTAACAATTTATCTTTAATTGGTACAAATGCAAATGTTTCTGGTTTAATTGGTCAAGTAACGGGATTAAACGGTAAAAAATTAAATGCAACTACTAATAATCCACAAGATTTATTTAATCCTTTATTACCTATTGCCACAGAAATATCTAAAGGGGTTGGAACATATAAACGTAATTTTGAAGCTATGGATATGCTTACTAAATATGCGGTTAGTGCTAATCTTCCATTGCAAGAATTATCTAAATTAGGTAGTTCTGCTGCTATGCTTAATTTAAACGGAACTCAATTAACAAATGCTGCTAATTTAGCTTCTGGTGCAGGTGTAGGCCTGACCGATTTAAATATAAGAACATTAATGTTTCAACAAGGTGGTTTGTCTATTGATGCAGCTCAGCGTGCAGCTGCTGGTTCATTTAGTAATACAGGTTCATATCAAGCTAAAGAACAAGAATTTTATGGCGGAACTAAATTAAATCAAATTACAACAAGATTATATGCTCAAGCAATTGGTCTTGATGCTGATGCTTTATATAATCCAAATAGTCCAAATCATGCAGCACAAATGAAAAAAGCATATGCTATGCAAAATAATGGCATTCCTGGTGCTGCAATGATAGCTCCTTTATTTAGTCAAAGCGATTTTAATCCAAATAATTTATCAGGAATGGGAATAAAATCTGGTAATGCTAGAATGGGTGTGGAAAGCAATATTGCTGATATGTTAAATGCTAATCAACAAAATAAAACAAATGCATTAACGGATAAAGATGTTGCAAACAATGTTACTGCCACTATGTCTAAATTTACAGATAGCGTATTAGGCAGTAATTCAAGTTTAGATGGTTTTAAATCTGCACTTGTAGAAGTTACTTCTGTATTACAAAATATGCAAAATGTAGGGCGTGCCTTTATAAGTGGCGGAAGTTTTATGACAAGTGGTGCTACATCTTCTGTATTGGACTATGGAAACAAAGGTGCAAAGTAAAAGGCTCCAATGATGGAGCAAAATCTATAAAAAAAATGATAGATAAAATTAATAAAAATTATGGTTATATTATAGAAGAAGCTCATAAAAAATATCCACATATATCATCAAAAATGATTGGATTAATAATTGGTTTAGAATCATCGGGAAATAAACACGCTAATTCAGGTAAAGCGATGGGATTAACTCAGCTTACACCTAGTACAGCACGTGATTTAGGAGTACATAATATTTATGATCCTAAAGAAAACATTATGGGTGGTACTAAATATTTAAATCAATTAAATACACGTTATCATGGCGATACTGATAAAATGCTAGCAGCTTACAATGCTGGATCATCTAGAGTTGATAGCGGAAAAACATTACCTAAAGAAACTCGTGATTATATTGCACGGTATCATAACATGGAGAATAAATAATGGCTTTAAGTGCTTCAAGCATTAGCGATGTAAATAATCTTTTAAATCAATTAGGTTTAAATCAATGGCAATTGCAAGAAGGTAAATATAATGGCTATACATTTTCAGTGGCTCAAACTCCATTTGGTTTAAATGGTTTACTTAGCAATTTAAGTCAATTGGGTCAAGTTGGAACTATTGCACAATACGGACAACAGATTGCAAATTCTTCAGCTTTAGCAGTAGGTACTGTTACAGGTGCTAATGTTAATAATCCAATTACAGGCATTCCTGGTGGTGCTAATGTTGGTAATGCAAGCATAATTGATGTGTTTTCTCGTAAAGTTGCTATTCAAGATTTACCTAATGGTGCTGATAATATAAGAGCATTAGGATACAATGGTCAACAAATAACTATTATGGCTGTTGCTTGGGGCAGCAATTATATGAGTTATTTACAAAACAATTTAGTTCAAATGTTTTATTCTGACGAAATAGTATCTAACGATCCAACAAAATATCATGTATTACAACATCCAGTTTGGGGAACAATTCAAGGGTGTTGGTTAATTGGCATGCGTATATTGCATGACAGTACAAGATGGAGGGCTGCTGTAGCAGAACTTACATTTAGAACCGAAGAACCAATTAAAGCAATTAATCAATCTTCATTAACTCAAACATTATCACAAATTAATAATGGTGTATCATCAGTATTGACAATAGCAAATGCCTTAAATGGAATATGGAATTCTACTGATTTGTTAATAAATGGAAATGGTCAAAATTCAATTACAAATACAAACAATATATTTATTCAAGATTCATTGCTTACTATTCAAAAAAATGTTGCTGCATCAGTAAATAATTCAATTGTTGCTACAAATATACTTATTAATAATTTAGCCCCAAATAATTATAACAATGTAGCATTAAATAATTATGCAGTAACTAAACCAACAATTACACAATTTAATTATTTTATAAATAATGTTACAACACTTAATAATATTCAAAATTTAAATGTTTATTTAACTAATAATATAAATACAACTATTAATATTATTTATAATAGTTCAGAACCAAATGCTTTTTATAATACCATCAATTATTTAAAAAGTTTAATTGCTGAAATAGGTCAATTATCAATAACTTTAATTAATGCATATTATGGCCAAACTAAACAATATACAACGCCGTATAATATGTCTTTGTTTCAGATGTGTTTTTTAAATAATATTGATTATGAAAATAATTATAAAAATATAATACAATTAAATCAAAACACATTTTTTTATTTAAATTATATACCTAAAGATACAGTTATGATATTACCTGTTACTAATGGTAGTTCGGGGGCATAATGAGTACATATATTCCAGAACCATCGTTTCTTATAGAATTTGAACCTAAATTAAATAATGGTGACCCAACAATTAATGGTAATGTTGTAAATATTAATACAAATTCAGGCAAACAATCTGTAACTAATATTCAATTACAAGTAAGTGGAACACAGCATATTTTGACTATTAAAAACAATAATCAAATTGTGTCTACAACTGATAATGTATATTTATTACAATTTGAATTAAGTAATTATGTTATTAATCAAGAAGCTGGCGGTACAATAAAATTAACTGCAACTAATAATGCACAACATATATACGATTTAAATTCACCATTGTGTGATTTATTTCAAGAAGGTGACATTGTTAGAGTAACAATGTTTAATGATTCAAATTCTACAAATAATAATGTTCCTTTGTTTGTAGGTTCAATAAATAATATAGAAATATTTTATAGTAGAGCTGGTTTTGAAATTGATTTAAAAATAGAAGGATTGCTTAATATATTATCCCGAAGTGCTACAATTCAAACATCAGCACAACAAACACAAAATAATGTATTTTTAACTCCTATTGTTGCTAATCAAAATATTAACTTTAATAATTTTTTAACAATTTTATTAAATGAAACAATAATTGCTGAAACAATAACAAATATTGTTTATAATGCTGGAGTAACAAATGGTGTTAAAGAAATAAATGCAATTGGTGGCAATGGAACGGCAATATGTCAAGATAGTAATATTTTTATATTTTCCCCTCCAACAACAAGTAAATTAGATGTAATATTACAAACTCTTTATGCTTATCAAAGGGTGTTTTATGTAGATAATTCTGGTAATTTTATAATTACTCCTTTACAAACATATTTTGATACTACAAATAATTGGACATTTCAAATGTCATCTGAAGTTATTACTACTGGATCTACTGTTCCATTACAAGCTATTTCAATTAATAAAAATAGTTCTAATGTGCAAAATAGAACATTTATGTCTTTAATGGGAATATTTAATCAATTTATTCAAAGCGATATTACGGGAAGTAATAATACAACTGGTGTATATGCTGTTGCTACTATTAATAATAGTATATTTCCAAGAATTACGGAATTTGTAAAAAGTGGGCAATATTTACAAACTAATTTTGCAGTACAAGAATTAAATAAAAACATTGTAACAAATTCAGGGTTTTTAAATATAGCTAAAAACTTTAAAAATTTACAAGGTTTAAAAAGTATTATTAGCGTAAATGATAATTCATTAACTATTAAATTAAAAAACAATATAACTAATGAAACTGAATCTTTAAAATATTTTATTAAATTATATTCAGCAAAATCACTTGCAGAACAATTGTTTAACGACATGAAAGTAACTGCGGTAATGCCAACAAATTTAACATATAATACGGCTACAAATTCATTTAGACAAATACCATTAAATCAAATGGTAACTATACCAACGGTTACCAATAATAATTTTGATGGATTAACACAATTATATTGTTATGGTTATACCATAAGTTATAATAGATCTAATGGGTCTATGACAACATTACATTTATGTAAACCTTATACGTTTACTGCATTATGGTGTGATAGTGTTGTAGAGTTATCTAAAAATCAAGCAACGGGGTAATTAATATGACAATAACTACAGGTGCAATTTTATCAACTAATACTACAACCGATGAAAGTAGTGCTATTTATTCTAGTAAAATTCAAGGTAATCAAATTTCTAATTATGATTCTGAATTGCCAATTTATAATCCTGCTGGATTTTTTAGTATTCCAATACCAAATGCCCAAGCTTTATTTCATCAATCCCCTTATGCTGGAACGGGATATATTCAAGGGTTTTTTAATGAATCCCCATCAATAACAAATGTAAAAGATTTAATAGAAGGTGAAAGTGCAATTTGTGAAACGGCTACTTATAATTTTAATATTCAAGCAAAATTAGATGGATTAAAAAGTATATTTAAAAATAATAATAATGATATTATTACAACTAATTTAGCAATTAGTGAAAACATTGTAACAATATTAACTGATATTATTGCTGAAATTGTGACTTTAGAAACTAGTTATAATGCATTAATTACAAAATTTAATAATTTTAATACAGCATTTTTAGCTCATGCACACACTGGAGTACAAACTGGTGGTGGAACAAGTGGCCCAACAACAACTCAATTTCCTAATAATAATTCTTATAGTGCAACATCAAATTTTAATAGAGATAAAACATTTTTATCACAATCTCCATCTAAAATGTATATTACTGTAAATGGTGAATTAATTAGCTAATTATGGTATAATCTGCCAAAGGAATTAATATGGATAATACTACAACTTTTATTAACGGATTAACAAATACATATGTTGTTACAAATGGAATTATACAGTCAAACGCTCCCCAACTAACAGAGGCGTTTACACGGTTAAATACTCCTTTTGGTTCATATCAATTTGACCCTAATTTTGGTTGTTTAATTCCTTTATGGTTACAATCTAGACAACCATTAACAGAAAAAAAAGTAGAACAGGAAATAGAAAGAACACTGCAACCAATGATTAACAAAGGAAGAGCGGTTGGTTTTTTAATTACAATTAATGCAATGAATAATAATGCAATTATGTATACGGTAGATATATATTCTAATAACTCTAAACCGTTTAGTTTAATTTCAAATTTTACAGGTTAATAATTAAATGACAATTACACGTGATCAATTAGAGGCGGTATTTGCTGCTACAATATTAGCGGAAAATCCTAATTTAACTCCTTCTTTACAAGAAGGGCAGGATTTATATTTTAATCAAATAGCAGTTTCACAAGTTGGTTCTACTGTAAGTCAAGAAATACAATTATTTGAAAATAATATTTTTCCAGCAAGTTCAAGTAATGCTTTATTATCACAACATGCAGCATCTTTAGGTATTCCAAATATTGCAGGAAGTCAACCAACTCAAGGTACTTTTATTTTAACTGCTACAGGAAATCCTACGACAAATTTTAGTATATTAAGTGGAACTATATTAACAAATCCATCATCAGCTATACAATATATAGTTACAACAACAATAAATTTTATAACGACACAATCATATGCTAATACACCCGTACCATTTCAATCTGTATTAAGTGGTTCAAATACATATAGTTCTCCACAAACGTCGTTAATATTAGGAACACCAATTGTTGTAGGAACTTTAACAATAACTAATGCAACTATAAATAATGATGTTGCATCAGGTTTAGACACTCCAACAAATGCCGACATATCAGCATTAGTAGCAAATTATATGCAAAATCCCAAAGGTGGTGGAAGCACTGGGGATTATTTTAAATGGGCTTTAGAATCCACATCATTAATTACTTTTGCTAAAATTATTCCTAACGGTGCAACTCAAAATCAAAATGTTATTTATGTATCGGGAATGGTTGCAAGTGGTGATCCATCGGTTAATATTGGATTAGAATTTCCAATTAGTCGTTCTGCATCATTTTCTACAATTAACACAATGGGAACATATATTGAAAGTATTAGGCCTATTAATGATAATCCTTTGTATGCAACAGTTAGTACATATGCAATTACTAATAATACAAGTATTAATCCAACAAATCCAAATCCTTCTATTGTTTTAAGAGTAATATTAGCCACTGGATTATCATTAAATACAATAGTACAAGGAAATAATGGTTTATCATTAACTGTAAGTGAATGGATAACTTATCAAACAAGATATGCAGTGTTATCTGCTCCATATACAGGTACAATATTACCTGATGGGAAACCTTATATTTTAGGTAGTGATATAATTAATATTATTAAATCTGGATTAAATGCATCTCAATATTTGCAAGGATATTTATGTAGTATTTTAATTGATGTAACATTTAAATATAACGATAATACATATACTGATATTCAAAATATTCCAGTTCCAAATGATACAAATTATTTTATTGCAGCTTCTGGAATATATCCTGCTAATTTACAAATTATTTATGATCTTGATACATCCATTTGTACAGTGGAATTGGAATAATGATAACACAATTAAGAATATATTGGGAATCAAATCCATTATTTAATAACGTTGGAAATAATTTTACTATTGGTGCTATTGATGATACAGGAGCATTAAATCAAATTTCTAATAATGATTCCGAATTACAAATTATATTAATTGAACCATCTACTGCTCAATTAGTAAATAATAATAATACTATAATTGTTGCTCCAAATGCTCAATCAAATATATCATTAAGATTTCAACTTATTTATCAAAATTATTCTCAATATTTTAGCTATGTTTTAGTGCCACCGTACACTAATATGACATTAAATCAATTATCTACTATATATAATTTATATTTACCAAAAAATGTTTATAGTAATTCAAAAACAGTTCCATCAACTATTAAACAAAATGCAATAGTAAATACTTTATTTCAATTGTATAACAATTCTGCTATTAATAATCCATCTTTTGTTAGTTTAGAAACTGTTTTAAAAAACATTTATCCCATTTCAGGTAATTCAAATTGGGAATTGTTTTTAACTGGTAATAATAGATTGCTTTATGAAAATACTACTCAATATGGAAAATTATTACAACTTATTTATCAATTAGAAATTAACAATAATACTAATCCATATTATTTATGTTATAATATAAGTCAATATATTTATTATTGGTTAGGTTTTCAAAAATATGTTTATGTTCAAGAAGGCATAATACCTAATATTGATATTGCTTTTATATTAAATAATAATGCATTGGATGCTTGTGTGTTTAATGGAAGTTCAATAAATAATAAAAATATTATTTTTTATGTTTTAACAGATGGACCTGGTACAATAACATCTAATCAACAAAATCAAATACAACAATTTGCTAGACAAATAACTCGTGCTGGAATGAGCGTAGAAGTTATATTTACATTTTCTGCTGCTGAATTGAATTTAACAGTAAATTTAGAAAATACATACTGGAAAGATCCTAGGCAACAGCAAACTTATTGTATTGAATTTAATCCAAATGTATTGGATCAAGCATTAGGATTAATAAACACAAATACAGGAAATATTGATAATATTATAGATTTTAATTTAACATTAAATCCAGGCGGAACAACTACAGAATTAACGGTTGGTCAATCATATGAAGTTATTATTACTCCTGTATATTCCACACCAACAACTTTGCCAAATCCAATTATTCAATATACTGAATTTTTTAGCACTGATACAACATTATTATCTACATCTATGATTAGTGGAGTAGAATATTTTAATGCATTAGAAACAGGTACAGTTACAATAAATGTTTATCTTGGAATAATTTTTAAAAGTTATACTTACACAATTATTGTTTAAATGTTTTATATTTAATAATAAAGTAGTTATTTGATAATTTATTTTTATTATGTTAAAATTCATAATAATTTAATAATAATTTTTAATAGGCAATTAATGTGATTCAATACCCTTTAAGTACATCAATACAACAATTTCAAAGATTAGAAAATGTTAGTAGTGATCTTATGAATTTATTTTATACAACTACTACAGAAAACTTAAATGCATATTTTCCCATCTCTCCATGCATTATGTCTGGCATTAATAACATTAGTAATAATTATGGTCAAATTGGAACATCTAATGTTTTTGAATTTGCAGCAGGTGCGGTAAGGTTTCCTAATCAAATTACAGTAATTCCTGGTAGTATAATAGAAGAATTTACTTGGGCTCCTTATGCTGGTGCTTCAATAACGTTAAATGGTATTACAGATGGAACAGTATATTATTGTGTAGCAAAACTTACGCAAATTGCTAATGATTCTTATAAAGTTACTAATACCATGACAATATTAGATACGGCTGTTACTGCATCTGGATTAAATGATCAAAACGTGGCTTTATTTGCTATTACAAGCGATACTGGTGTTTATACCGTGTTTTTAGATTCTAATTGTGCATATAATTATGATGCAAACAATAATATACAATCAGATTTCAATAGAAACAATAATCTTGGAACGGTAACAACTCATACAATATCATTAGCCGATGCATTTTCATTAATATATAACGATGGAATTTCTATTGCATATACATTACCAAATTATGTAACATTACCTGTTGGTGCAACTTTTTGTATAAAAAATCAATTAGGTACTATTTCTAACGGTATTACCAGAATTAGAATGACATCAGCTTATAGTAATGCATATTATAAATGTGAAGTTGGTAATAATGGCTGGATAATAGACGGGCAACCAATTGCAACTTATAGTCATTGGGCTACTCAACAATATGTTGCAGATTATGTTGCAGATTATGTTGCAGTAAATGGATATTTTTCACAATTATTTGAATTTAATGGCGATTGGATATGCCCTAATGACGTTTATAAAATTTATGTTACATTAATTGGTGGCGGTGGTGGTGGTGCTGGTGGTGGTGTCGGTGGCGGTGGCGGTGGTGGTGGTGGTGGAGCTGGTTATCTTATATTTAAACGATATGTTCTGGTAACACCAGGTACGTCATATAGCATTACAATAGGTTTAGGTGGTATAGTAAGTACTGGAGCAGGTAATAACGGTAGTCCTACAATTGCATTTGGATTAACTGCAGTTGGCGGTTTTGGCGGTTCTACTAATGGTCAAGGCGGTTTTGGCGGTTCTACTGGTGCCAACAGTAGCAATGGGATAGGTGGTGGCGGTGGTTCACTTTGGATTGCTGGTGGTGGTAGAGGTGGTACTGGTAATGGTTACCCTGCTGAATCTGAAGGCGGTGGTGGTGGTGGTGCTGGTGCTGTTGGTGCTCTTGGTGGTCCTGGTGGTAACGGTTTGGTTTTAATAGAATATTAATAAGGAAATAAAAATGTACGATATAACAAATATAAAAGGTGAAGTAAGGCTTTTAGATTTACACAAAGATGGTCGTATTACAACATACCATCAACAAATATTAGACCAAGGAATAATATTAGATGATGAGAATTACGAAAGATTATTAGCATTGCAGCAAGCAGGTAAATTATTTTATATAGATTTATCATTACCCGCTGAATTTGGCGCTAACATTATGCCACGTGATTGTGGTAGCGTATGGGATGAAACAACTCAATCATGGGTTGGTGGCATTGAAACTTTAATACCATTACCTGAACAAGCTAAAAAATTATTTGATAAATATAATTACAATGCTATTGAATTTAATAAATTAACAAAAACTCAACAAACTAAATTAATAGCATATTTAGATGCATTAAGTGCAATTATTGACGGTACTGACACAACAAGTACCGAATTACCAGCAACACCTTTTTAATATAGGAAATTTAAAATGTCAATAGAAAATGTAATATATTTACAGCCAACAACATTGGCAACACCAAGCAACTCATTTCAATTGTCAAATAATAATTTAACAATTACAGTTGCTGGATTACAAGGCTCAGAAACTGCATCATTACAAACTTTAGATCCTATAAGTGGCAATTGGAATGATTATTATATTGATAGTACATTACAAAAATTTACTTTATCAATTACTCAAATATCATTATCTAACACATCTGGAACATTTAGAGTAAACAAACCCACGACTGTAAATGCGGTGGGAGTGGTAATTAGTGAATTTGTTTTAAATAAACAAATTATAAATAATGCATTAAATGGACAATATCCAGGAGCTGTATCATTAGAAATTAGTTCTAATGGAAGCATTGTGACGACTAAAGCATCATCATTTAATTCAGCAACGGGAAAGTTAACGGCTTATTTAACAGCACCTGGCAGTTCTGGTAGTGGCGTTGCTTCATTAAATGGATTAGCAGGTGCTTTACAATTAATAGCTGGTTCTAATATAACAATAACTCCTTTGGGTAATAGTATTACCATATCTGCCACTGGCAAAAATGAAATAAAATCAGTAGCAAGCGTATCGCTCGATGGCGGTGCATCTGGTACAGTTACGTTTACTAATTTTACAAATACATATACGCAATTTAATTTGTTAGTGCCAAGTGTTGCACAATCAGCAACGCCAACATTTATTTTTTTTGGTAATCCTACTGCACAATCATTGACTTCAATTACATATAACATATTAAATCTTAGCCCAAATCCTGTGACAAATGCTACATTACAATTAGCAATTAGCGGTATTTAGAAAGTAATAAAATGGCAACATATTCAAAAATATATAATATAGCAGGCATTCCAAATCAATATGATTTAATTACAACTGCCGCTAACATAAATATACCTTTAACTGGGGCTGTAGCAAGTAACTTAATTGATAAAACAACTATGACTGATGGTATGTACGTTGTACTTTGTCAACAAATTGCAACACCCACTCAAAACGGAATATATAAAGCAACTATAACTGGTGCAAATTATACATTAACGTTATTTGCAAGTTTAAACACAACTACAACAATAGCTACGCCTGTTCAATTTAAAATTGCTCAAGGCACCGTATTTAAAAATACATCTTGGTTATTTTCTATTGTTAATAATGCAACAAAATTTTTAAATTTAACACCAAGTCCTGCTAGTACTATTTATGTATCTGCAAATGGTGATGATAATTTGGCTAGATCCACAAATACTTGGCAAATGCCGTTTTTAACAGCACAGCAAGCATTAAATGTGGGAATGTCTGGATTAGCTGAAACAATGCAATTAGCACCAACAACTACAGGGTATGGTGATATTACTACTGCAAATAAAACTTATAACAGTTGTTCAATTAATGGCACTGGATTAGTTACAATGAATGATTTAACAATTTCAGACGCAAATGGAGAGCAAGAATTTTGGACTATAAACAATGTATATTGGAATGATATCATATATGATAATACAAATGATATAATTGGTTCAACATTTATCAATGGAGGAGCTGTAAATAATATTACATACAAAAATAGTAGTGGTTCAACATCTGGCATAAATGGAATAAGATATTATTTTAATTTGGATGTTGTAGGAAACATTGATTATTTTAGTACTGGTTATGCTACACAAACAGATATAATTAATGATACATATGAAAACGTAACATTTAGCACTGGGCATGTAATTTCAATTAATAGCCCAAATGTTAGAATTCAATTTATTAATTGTACTAATTTACCAACATTACAATATGCCAATGGTGCAACTTCTAGTCAAGTATCATTTCAATCATCAATAGTATATCCTACTCCTAATCAAGATTACGAAGCAACGTTAAATGACAACGGAAAAACTCTTATTTGTGATAATGTTGGACTTGTAATTTTAAATTCTGCTGTACTTGTTCCAGGCTGGACAATTCAAATATTTAGTAGACAAACCACAGTTATTCAAGATGCTGATTATAATTATTTAGCTATAATTGATGCTGAACAAATTGTATCTATTTTATTTACAAATGAATCACCTAGAAATTTTGAAGTGTTTTTTAACGGTCAAGAAATACCAACAAATTATTTAAACATTACAAATGCTGACGGATTTATGCCAACAATTAGCGTATATGATCCTCCTAATATGTTTTTAAATGCAATAGACGCTACAGCTGTTAAAGTTAAACTTCCATCAAATAGCACAGTGCCATTAAAAGGGCAGTATTATAATTTGTATAACCAAGGCACACAATTAATTACAATATTAAATTCCGATTCAAATGCACCAATTGCTAATATTGCTGGTGGACAGCAAGTAACGGTAACACGTAATTATGACAATAATACTTGGTTTGCTATTGATAGTAATCAAGCTACTTTAATTAATTTAGCTGGAACTGACCCTACATATATTTTAGCCCAATACGATAAACCAAGTTTAATTGTTAATTGCACAGGAACTAATGCTAAATTGTTTTTAGATGATGGTACGCATTTAGCAGGTGTTGGCAAACAAATATTAATTATAAACTCAGGCTCAACAAATTTAAAAGTTTATGGTACTGATCAGGTTACAGTATTATTTACATTAATTCCTAATTCTGAAATAACAGCATATTACACTGGGAGCAATTGGAAAAACGCCCCAACGCCACCCGAGTATTTAATCGGTACGTTTACGCCTACTTTAAACAATTGGACAACCGCAGGCACTGTAACAGCAACAGGTACTTATGTAAAAATAGGGCAATTAGTTTATTATACAATTGCAGTAACATCAACTGGTTCGGTATCGGCAACGGTTCAATTAAGTACTATTACGGGATTACCTTTTGCCGCTTCGCAATCAGGGCAATTGTCACAAATTTTATCTGATTTGACATCACAAGGTAATGCAAGGGTATTTGCTAGTAATTTATACGTTCAAACAACGGGTGTTGTTAACTCTCCAAATTTTGTTGAGTTATCTGGCACTATTGTTACGGCAAGTTAAAATATGAATTTAATAAATATATTAGATAAATTACATGAAGTTGCATACAACATTTTATTTGTATTAGTTGCACCAGCTTTATTACTAGTGCTTTTAACAAGAAAAATTGTTATTGATGCAAAAAATAAAATCATTACATTAAACAAATAGGAAAGTAAAAATGAGTAATACATTAAAAATATTCAGCGGGTTCTTATTATCGTGGTATGGAGTAGCAAGATGGATTTTATTAGACAAAAGTAATGATACATCACAAGCGTGGTTAGAAAATCCATTGGGAACTTTTGTTGCTTTGGTATCTATAGTATATCTTGTTTATTTTATTATTTCTAGAACCCCTCAAAAATCTATATTTTTTTGGATTGCAACATCAATGTTATGGGCTGTTAATTGTTATTTTTTGTTTATAATGCTTTTTGAATTTATTAAAGTATCAAGTCCAATAAATTTTGGTTACGTAATGTTGGACGTTGCAATTTTAAGTTATTACAGTTTAGAAATTGTTTTTTGTTTAATAACTAAAAATAATAAAAATGCAGAATCTAATGCAATAATTTCTTACGTGTAATATTATGCAAAATGAAGTTTTTAAATTAATTCAAGAATTGTCACGCAAAATCGATGGGTTGTCTAATGAAATAATTGCTTTAAAGCAAGAATCATCAACAATGAAAGGCATGATTAAAGGTTTTTATTTATGCCTTCCAGTAATTATTGGTCTTGTGTGTTACGTTTACAATTCAGATACAACGCGTTATAATAATGAAATTAATAATTTGCAAGAAATTTATTTTAAAGATAAGGATGCTGTATGAGTAAAAAATTATTATTAAAATTATTAGACAGTGGAATGTTTAAATTTAGCCAACACACAACTTGGACATCAATTGCTCAAATATTAAGTGGTATTTCATATTTTCAATCACACGATAATATTATTAAAATTGGTTCCGCTATAATTATTTTAATAGCTTCATTGTATAATTGGTTTAGAAATGAAATAACCAAAGCTGAATTAGAAGCTCAAAAAGCTAATAATGAGTAATTTACACAAAATATTAATTAGTATTATTACAAGTATAGTTTGTTTTAGTTTTGGGTATTATTTTGGTTATAAAAAAGCTAGTTTAAATTGCGAGGTTAGTCGTGCTAAAATAATTGAAGCAACTAATAAAACATTAACTTTAAACAATGCTGATAATTTAACTTTATCATTACAATTATCTAATTTAAAAGAATCATCTGCTTTAAAAACACAGGAATTATTACATGAAAAAGATTTATATATTAATCAACTTAATACTTGTCGTGTTAATAACAAATGGTTGCAGCTTGCTAATGCCAGTAAAAACCGTGTGTCAAGTTCCAACGGTACCACCTTACCTAATGGAATCCCAGCCGAATCAAGTGGTATATTAAGTAATATGCTTACTGTCAATATTATTAATGATGGTTTATATGCCGATTGTCAAAATAAATTAAATGGTTGGCAAACAATGTATAGAAATTGGATAAAAAATGCAACCAAGTAATAATTGTATTAGTTTAATAAAACAATTTGAAGGTTTTAAATTTAAACCTTATTTATGCCCTGCTAATGTAGCTACAATAGGTTATGGTACAACCGTGTATCCAAATAATGTAAAAGTACAATTAACAGACAACGCTATTACGGAACAACAAGCTACGGAATATTTAATAGATCATGTCAATAAATCCACAAGTAAACTTAATCAATTTATTAAAGTTGAATTAAAACAATACCAATATGACGCATTGTGTGATTTTGTGTATAACGTTGGATTAGGTGCTTTTTCTAATTCTACATTGCTAAAAGTAATTAACAATAATCCAAACGATTTAATAAATATACAAGCTAATTTTATGAAATGGGTTTATGCAAACGGTAAAATTATTATAGGATTGCAAAACAGACGTAAAGCTGAATATAATTTATATGCATCAAAGTAGCACATTATTTACTTATGAAACTGGTTAAACCTACTATTTATTGGCAGAAGGAGCTTTTATGATAAAGCACTGCTTCAGTTTAACCTCCCCATGTGCTATGGGTTTTTTTACGATTTAATTAAGTCGATTACGTATTTCTGATAATGATGTTTCATTTATTAAAGCACCATTTTCAAATATAACACGTAATTCACCGTTTTGTTCTTCTTCTTTTGTGCATTGGTCTTTTAAAACATATTCACCATTTACTAAATTTACACAAAACAATCCTTTAGCTGATTTCTTAATACCGTTATCAGTTTTAGGGTCTTTAAATATTTCTCTAGGTTCACCATTAACTTCACCATATGTACTTTTAACGGCCATTCCAAAGCTATCACGAGTAGAATATTGGTACGTATAACTACCTATGCCAAACACAATAGAATCACTAGCAAATCCTTTTTTAGCCAATCCGTCAAGAATATCATTAGCACGCTTAAGAGTAATAGAATCGCCATAAATTGCACCGATATGCGAATCAAGGTGTTTATATCCGTTGTATTCCGCACCGCCAAATATTTCATAAAGGCATTTTATTAAACCCTTTCGCTCTGGGCTATCCGTGCTTTCTGCATAATTACCACAAATAATATCTACTGGATTACCGCTATCAGGTCTAATAACAACTTTACCATCTCTAGCTAAAATATCATGCTTAAGTTCTTGCATATAATTAGTAACTACATTCCAAAAATCCCAAGTATCACTAACTATAGACACAATGCCTTTTGGATAAACTTTTGTAATTAATCTACGGTAAGTATCAATTTCTGTTTCTTTGCTATTTAAGCACATTACACTATGTTCAGTTGCTGGAACACTGCATCCTACCAATTCAATATCAGTATTACAATTATAATAGTATTCTGCCATGTCTATAGCTGGAATGCTATCAGTTCCTACAAAGCTAGTTAAATGAGCCATTCCGCACGCGGCAGCATCTACATTGCCAGACATTCCTCTAAAACTAAAATCATGCCCTTGGAATTTAACATTATTCAAATCACTGCCAGTTAATTTAGCATAATGCATTAATAATTTTTTGTATTCATAAGCAATAGTAGCATTAGTACATAATTTCCAGATATTGGCTGATAATGCAGTTTCTAAAAAATTAGTTACCCAGTAAAATTCAGGTAATGTATTTACTATTGTTAAAAATGGTACACGCATTGGCACGCGACTACCTTCTGGTAATGCTTTAATTTTAATAGGCATATAACCTAAATCATGCAATGCTTCAATATGTTCATATGTAATTGCATTTTTACCAAGTGATGTTTCAATGCGTCTTTTATATTCAGCAACAACTTTTTCTTTAGATTGTTTAAAAAAATTCTCATTAAATAAATCAATAATAAAACTTTTAATAAAATATTGAATACCAAATACCACCATTTTACCATCATATAATGGGCTATCGTGGCACGGTGACAATTTATCACTGCGAGCTGTTAAATTACTATAAACTAATGTAGTGCCTTTAGGGTATTGGTTTCTGTGATCTACTTTGTAAAAATCAGTTTGAGTTAACGGGTTAATTTTAAACATAACAATCTCTTCCTATAATATGTAAATTTGGGTGTTCAATTCTACAAACGCTATTAGTAGTATAAATTTCTTTAATATCTGCTTTAAATAATGCGTCTAAACCTTTAGTAAAAAACCCATGATATACAAACAATCTTATATCTTTTACACCTTGAGCTTTTAACGCTTCAGCACATTTAATAAATGTAGCACCCCCATCACATATATCATCCATAATATATGTAGGCAAAGTAACATCTTTGATTGTATCACATTCGTAATTAATAATTTTACCCATTTCACCACGAATTTTTTTACAATAATATCGATTATTATAAAAATTATTATTATTACCATGGTTAAAATGATCGTATGCATGAACATCTGGAAAAACTATATTAGCAGAATTATCTTTAATAATATCTTCTAAATTATAAAGAAAATTTCTAGCTATTCTAATATTAAAATACTTACAATAAAAATTATAAGCTGTTAAATTATGTATTGATAAAGTCCCAATAATTAATTGATCTTTTACAATGCAAGAATTAGCTAATAAATTAATTAACAATCCAAAACTTACCGACTCTCCAATATTAAACATTTTATCTTGTCGCGAATAAGGTAAATACGGTGCATTAAGCGTTATAACTTCATGTGGATATTTTTCAGACAAAGCATTTATTTGTGTACATATTTTAAATACATCTTTTTCTTTTGTCCAATCCCAATTTATAGTTAATTGATCATTAACTATAACACCATATTCACCAGTTGGAAAATTCCATTCTTTCATTATTGTACTCCTAAAATTGTTAATTCACTAATTTGCATTTGACGATATGTGTCTTTTGATTCAAAAAACCACGCTTTAAAACCGTTTTTAAACTCAACAAGCAATTTATCCATAATGTCAATCACTTTGCCGTTGCCCCATGCTGGGTGATATACGGGTGTGTTTATTTTAAATTGATTCATAATTTACTCCTTATGTTTAATTAATAATTCAACCAAAGTGGTTTTAAACTCTTTGCCGTTTTTTGTGTAATTGTTATTATATATTGTACAAACTTTACCTTTAATAATTACTTCATCACATAAATGTATATTATCAATTGACGTTGGCTGCAATGTCGCTACAAGTTTATCTACAGCATTTAACGCTTTTCTTAATTTATTATTATCATTGCTAAACGTGCAATGGTAAATCAAGTGTTTTAATTTATCTATAGTCATATTTTATCCTTTATTAAATTATCTAATAATTTACAAGTAGATGTCGCAGTAATTTTACGACAATTTAACATTAATGTTGCTTTAATATCAATTATATCTTGTTGTAATTCATTAACTGCATTTAATGCTTTATTAATGTCTTTTTGATTGCCGTTAACACCAAAACGCGTGCAACTTAAAATTAACTGTTTTATTTCATTTGTAGTCATTTATTCTCCAATAACCTTTTATTATTAACTTTTTCCATTTAGGATGCCATTTTTTAACTATTTTATTAACAAAACATTTTTGTGAATAAGGTTTAACAACACCCATTATACGATCTTTTGTTTCTTCTTTAAAACGCATAGTAACGCTTACATTATTGGGTGTAGGATTTCTACATATATAAACTTCAGGATAGTTATGTGGTTCTAAACAAAAAATCATTATTTTACCTCCTCAAATATAAAACCAATTGGAATATTGCTTATTTTAACAATAAACAAATCTTGATTTGCTCGTACATCAAATCCATAATAATTAATTGTCATATCATTTTTAGTAACGCTTTTTAAATTTTGTATTTTAGATATTACACTAAATAAATGTCGTAATCCTTTAAACTCCATAGCAGTAGCCATGCTTTCCTCTAAACTACCTCTGTGCCATCTAAATTTAATCATTATTTTCACTTATCCATTTAGCCCACATATGACTACCATCTTTAAATAATACACCAAAATCAAATTCTTGGTTTTTGCGTTGGTAAAACGGTTGATAATAATGATAACTTTGGGGTAAATTATAGTCTAAAAAATAAACATCACATTTAATTGTAACCTCATCGGCATATATCTTAGCACCATTATCTAATAGCCAATGAGGGCGGAATTAAGGGGTTGGGGTAAAATTTAAAGAAAATATGTGATCTGAAAGAATATATACTGTATCATCATTATTATATTTATATTCAATATATTTATTTGAACCTTTTAATATAAAAAGTATAGTAGCTATTTCATTTTTTTCAAATTTATTTTTCCACTTTTGGCCTATTTTAATTTCCATTATTATTGCCTTCACAACAAGTTAAATTATCTAACAATTGACACGCATATATAGCCGATATTTTTCCAAAATCATGCTCAGATTGTATTAATAATGCTTTGGCATTATCTATCTGTTTTTGAAATGATAAATGGCTTAATAGTTTTTTAATCTCAAAATCCATTATTTTAATCCTTCTAATAATTTAGCAGCTGCTATTAATATATCTGCATTTTTTTTGTATGTGTAATGTTTTTATTGTAAATCATATTATGATAATAAACAGGATAACCACTATTGTTTCCTAATGTAAAACAAATAACACCTTTAATTAATTTGTTACATGTTTTTTCAAAACCATTATCTAACAAATATTGCTCAAAATTAAACTCAGGTTTTTTTGGCAAAGGTTTAAGCTTAATACGCTTTTGTACAAATGCTAGAAATTCATTAAAATCATTAGTATTAATGTTTCCATTAAAATTATATAAGTTATATTTAAAATCATTTTCTAATGAAATATCTAATGAAATATTACAATAAATTATAAAACCATCTTCTGTTGATTTGTAATTATTATACTCTTTCCCATCATATTTCCACCCGTTATATTCTAACACTTCTTCAATATTATCTTTAGTAATCGGCTCAAATTCTTGCATAGTTTTTTCCTCAGTTGTTTCCATTTTGGAAATAGGTTGTTTAATTTTTAATTGTGATATAAACTCTACTAAATCAGAATACTTAATATCTAACCTCCATACTCCTTTAGCAAATAGAATCATAAATTTATCATAACCATTATTAGCAATTACTTTACCGTAACCCCATCTATTATGTTCGATTAAATCGCCTACTTTAAAATTATCTAGAATGTGCATAATTTACTCCTTAAATTGTTTTATTTTTAATGTAGACATATGATACAAATCATCAGTGCAACTAAAAAACAATCGTATTCCATTAATAAACTCAATAGCTATTTCATCGCTATTATTAGCAATAACCTCACCATCTCCCCATTCATTATGCTCAATTAATGTACCTATTTTAAAATCATTTATTGTCATTTATAATCTTCCTTTCTATATGGTGTATATTCTATTAAAAATAGAAGTTCTTTAAAATCATGCAATACAGAATCCACTTCGTCATAATTACATCTTGGATATGGATCATCAATTTTTAAATTATCAATTTTAATTAATATTTTGGTTTTTAATTGAAATAATTTTTTATCTTTAAGTTTTTTAATTATTGTTAATTTATCTAAAATGCATTCATTAACATCAAAACATCCTTTATTGTTTTTATCAAAAACACTATAAAACCAAGATCTGCCTAATTCATTAAAATCAATAAATAAAAATAAACAATTATCTTCTGTGTCAATCTTAAGAATTTCACCAAAACCATATTTATTATGACTAACAATCATACCTAACTCAAAATCATCTATTGTCATTTATAGCCTCCAATTCTTGTATTTTAGTTTTTAATTCATCAATATAATCTTTTAATTCATCAATATTATTATTTTTTTCTTCAATTAAAAATTCTAAATCATTAATATGATAAATTATAGAACTAAAACTATACTCCACATCTTTTATATCAAATTTCCATACACTCACAATTTATCCTTTCTAATTCTTGTATTTTAGCTTCTAGTTCTTTAATGTAATCTACTGCTTCATCAAATTTATATTCTAGACTTGAATATAATTTGTTGTTTTGTATTGTATATTTTTCCATTTTTTGAGCATAAGATATAGCATCGTATTTATCTTTATAAGATTTTATGTCTTTTAATTCTTCCTCTAAGTCTTGTATATATTGATTTAAATGATATAAAGGCGTATATAACATTTCTTCAATTTTATCTGTTATTTTGTCTGTTACTTTGTATAATTTATCTATTGTTTTTCCTGCGTTAGACTTTTTCATAATTTAATTCCCATCAATTCTAAATAAAACACAGGCATACAAATGCCCCATACGTACGTGCTGTATATTAATGTAAACATATTAATCCAATCTAACGGTTATATTTTTAAAAAATCCACTACATAATGAACCAGATACGGGTTTTTTATTTATTCCAGTAGCGGTAAAATTACTAGCAAATTTATCATTTTTATCACAATCAAAAAAAGCATAACTACCAATTTTAATATTGGTGTATCCCATTGATTCTAAAACTCTTGTTCCTTTATTTGTATTAACACCACAACTACATAATGATATAATTAATACACTTAATAATATATATTTCATTCTTTTCCTTTAAAAATCACTTTGTCGGCTTTCCCGACATACCACCCCGTGCATACACACGAGATGGCAGTTGTCCGACAAATGCGGACAGTTGGTTATTTTAATTCTATGCCATTGTTTCAGCCTGTGCTATAGCAGCTGGATCAATTTCAAAATCATTTTCAGAAATTACAACATCAACAATTTCAGGTGCAATTGTTTTAGATTTTTTTTCTTTAATTTGAGCATTAAGATTATTAACGCTTTCATCTTTAATTTGTGTAACATTATTAGCAATATCTATCATTGGTACATCTTCATCAAATATACCAGATAACCCAAAAGCTATTCTTGCACATTGAATATATGCTCTAATTTCAAGAAAATGCGTAGGTTGTGTTTTCCATACAGGGCTTGTTTCTTTAATCCATTCTTTAAGATATACGGTTTTTATAATTGGACGAGACAATGATTTTCTATATATTTTACAAGTTGAACTAAAAGGTTTACCTTCTTCAAAATTAGTTTCTATTTCTACACCATCAAAATCAACATTGTTTGTTACAATATTACACCATCCTTGATAACTTACCATAGGACATATTCCACCTTTACTTGGAAAAGCCCAAATTTCTTTAGTTAATGGATTTAAACCATATTTTTCAGCTACAAGTAAAAATGCAGCAAATTGTTCATTAGTCGCATTACCAGTAAAACAAGTTGCTTTAATGGTGTTAAAATATATTTGTTTGTCCAACCCTGCTGCTTGAGCCATACGTTCTATTAAACCTGTAGATTGTTTAACTGTTAAATCATTTGACATGTTGTGTTCCTTTTTAAAATTAAATTATTTATTAACCCAGTATGGTAAAGATAATGGTAATATTTCATCTTGATACCCTTCCCATTGTTTTGTTGTTAAACATTGTTTATATAAATCAAGCATTACTGCATTTTCTTGTAAACCAAAATTTAACATTGCATCATCCGCAGTATAAAAAGCGGTTTCGTATGGTGCTTCTTTTTCTTGTGCAGCAAATATAAAAACAGGAAATCCATTAGTTTTAAAAACCTGTTGAAATCCTTTAGAATAATATGCTGCTGAATTATGATAACCAAAATTAAATGCTGATTTTGTAAAATCTTCAACTTTAGCTGATTGACAAGTTTTATAATCCACAATAATACCGTTTGAATATTCTTTAGAAGGCGGTATATATAAATCTAATTTAGCTTTACATGCTACACCATTATCATTCCAAACCATTGCTTGCTCATATACTGCATCATCTTTAAACAAGACAAATGATGCTTGTTTACGCATTAATGCTGCACGCATTTGAGTAACCACATTAATTTCTTCTTGATCGGTAAATAATTTACCAGGATGTTGAGAAACAAATTGTTCGTAACTTTCTTGACCAATTTTAGTTCGTTTATTAAATTTAGGTGCTATAACATAATCATTATAAAAATCTTTATGCTCTAACACAAATTTATGACACAAAGTACCAAAACGTAATGCTTCAGTTTCTTTAGCTTTTTGTTTGTTAGGTGATAAATGATTAGCCCAAAAATGATACGATGATTTTTTAATATCTTTTAATTTAGACATATTAATAGCATCAATTGCATCATATTCAGCATAATTTTTTACTTTAAACGTTTTTTGTGTTGTCATTTAATATTCCATATACAACATTTTTTTTATTAGCAACTAATGAATTATCATAATTATTAATTGCTTCCTCTAATTGCTCAGGTGTGCCATTACACCATTCGCATTCGCCTTCGCGACATTTGTTATTGCACCACATATTAATTATCCATCGCCATCGCCATCGCCATTGCCAGAGCCAAAGCCAGAGCCAGAGCCATAGCCATAGCCATCGCCATCGCCATAATTTAATTGATTATCCATTTTATTTCCAATCAGAAACAGAGTCTAAATTTTTAACTGCATCGGTTGACATTGGTATAATTTCAATAAACCCTTTTGCAAGATGATTTTGCGTTTTTGGTGAAATGCGAGTTTGTGATTTATCAGTTACACCAACTAATGCCATATTTGATAAATTATTTGCTCCATACCATTTCCAAATTCTACGGCAATCATTTAATATTAAACTATCACTTTCAACTTTTTTGAGTTTGCCATAAAACACACCAGCAAAATATGTGCGTACAATTACTGTTTTTTCATATAAATCACTATATATGCTTCCTGTGTTGCCAGAGCCAGCATACATTGCAACTGGTTCTGCATCTGCATTATATATGCTTCCTGTGTTGCCAGAGCCAGCATACATTGCAACTGGTTCTGCATCTGCATTATATATGTTTCCTGTGTTGCCAGAGCCAGCATACATTGCAACTGGTTCTGCATCTGCATTATATATGTTTCCTGTGTTGCCAGAGCCAGCATACATTGCAACTGGTTCTGCATCTGCATTTAAAATTTTATTTAAAACTTTATCTGCAACTATATCTAAGAATTGATTATTTAACATTTTAATTTCCTTTAAAAATTCTTTTACTTATAGCATATACTATTATATACTATAATAAAAAGAACTGCTCTCGATGCCAGTCTACTTACCAATTATTTCATGTAGGCGGTGGTCTTATTCAAGCTATGACGTAACTATAACACACCTAAAATTATAATTGCAAATAAATATGCAAATAAATATGCAATAATTTATTTTAAGTATGCTATAATAGCGTTAGTTAGTAAGTTAAATATTGATATATATGGAGTTTAAATGAAATCAATAATTGAAGAATTAAATAATAAAAATGTTACTATGTTAGATATTGCATTAAAATTAAATGTAAATCCTAGCACGGTCTTTCGCTGGAAAGTTAATCAAGTATCTAAAAAATATTATAAAAAAATATTATCTTTGGCACGTAAACATAACATAAATTTAGATGAAATAAGGTTTTAATGAATAATACATTTGAAATTGAAAAAAAATCCAAAAGTAAATATAAAAACAAAAAAGTTGTTTACAATGGTATTAAATTTGCTAGTGAACAAGAATATCAATTTTATTTATATTTAATGACAATGTATTCTGTTAATGAAATTACTACGCATCCTAAATTTGTTCTTCAACCTGAATTTAATAAATATGGTGTTAATCACCAAGCTATTACATATGTTGCCGATTTTCAAGTTGATGGTTTTGTTTATGATGTTAAAGGGTTTACTACAGCTGATTTTATGATTAAAAAGAAAATGTTTGATTATAAATACCCTGATTTAGCTTTATTATTAGTTACTCCTTGCCCACTTAAATGGAGATCATACAATGATAACAATCAATGGATTGAACTTGATAGTTTAAAATTATTACAAAAACCTGCTAGATTAGCTAAAAACAAAGCTAAACGCAATGCTGAAAAGGAAACAAAATGAAAATACCTACAAATGTTGAAATTAAAAATAAAATTAAACAACTTGAACTGGATATTGAAGAAGCAATAAAAGAAGACATACACAGAAGAAAAATTAATGCTCTTGGATTATTAAACAGACTTAAAACTTGTCTTGGTAATGATGCTTATATAAGATGTCGTCAAAAAATGGTTGCAGATTTAAAAAATATATTATTACATGGAAAAAAATGAAAATTAAAAAACAAATAAGTATTAATATTTTAGAACTTATAAAAATTAATAACGAAAAATTAATAAATGAAAACTTTAAACGTGATTTTGGAATGCCCGATATTATTAAACACATAAAACCTATAAATTATGTACCATTTTGCGAGGAGCTGTAATGATTAAATTATCTAATAGATTATTAAAAAAAAGTTTATATGTTGATTTATTATTAAATTGTTATGAAGCATCTACTAGCCATTGGTTTAACAAATTCAAATCTATAACTAAATTAAAAATTAAACATAACTTTAATTTTGGAGAAATGCCATTTATAAATTTACCTAAATGCATCAATAAACAAAATAGACAATCTATAGCATTTAGAATGCCAATAAATTTAATGATTAAATATGAATTATAGGAGCTGTGATGAAACTAACTGAATTTACTGAAATTTTAATTAATGTTACAAAAGATATACAAGATTTTGTGCATAATCCGATGATGAGCAAATTTTGTAGACCTAAAGATATTTGTGAAGCAAATGAATTTTTAAGAAATCATATTTATAAAAAATATTATTTAACAGGGTTAATTGATGTTGTTCCTGAATTTGAAATTATTTGGGAAGATCATATCGGCGGTATGAGGTTGAATTTAAAAGATGTAAATTTACAAAAGGAATTTTAGCAATTCTCAAAGATATAAAATGTGTGGTAATGGCTGGAATCAAGAAACTATAACACATATATTTAAACATATTGAAGGAAAATCAAAAAATGATTAATTTAATACATGGTGAGTGCTTGGCTGAGATGGACAAGCTAATTGCTAATGGTGTAAAAGTCGATGCTATTATTACTGACCCGCCTTATAATTTAAAATTAGAATCTTGGGATGATATAAATAATTATGAATTGTTTATTGAAACATTTTATAATAAATGTAAACAATTGACTTTTAATATTGTTATATTTTTTGATTATAAATATACTAAATTATTTGAAACAATTGATATTCCTTTTGAACGATTTATATGGCATAGAGAAGGGGGTTTTAGAGGGAAAACAATTAAAAAAGGTTATGAGCCATTTTATTGGTACGGAGATGGTAAATCATATAATAGAATAACAGAAATTAATTTATATGCTAAAACAGATAAAAGACTAAAACCAGAAAAAACCATATCTAATGTTTGGAATATTCCCAATTTGGTTGGTAAAAA